TTCTGCATTCTCAACCTTGTCCTCGATCCAAGTCAAACCACTGTCAGCATAGGGGATCAAAGCATCGTCCTTGTCAGCACCAGTGTCCAGACATACAACCTTCGCAAAGGCAGTCTCGCCGAACAACTTCTTTAGGTTCTCTTCACGCAGACGGGCCGCATGTGGGTCAAGACTCAGACTAGTAATCGCATGGAACACATAACCGTGTTCTTCGTGTAACTTACGTACATAGTGAATCGCGTCACGTAGTGGCGGAAGGAACCCAATCGCCGCACTCTCGTTGAAGTGACGAACCATCTTCTTACTCTCGGCTCGTTCCATATCAAATATCTTATCTACATTGTAGACATCAGGGTCTTTTACGTTGTAACCCTTTTGTTCCATCCAGACCTTGAACGCATATCCCCAGTTCAGGAGAACACCGTCAACATCGGTCAGAATAACTTTTTCGTAATCTTTGTGCATCTTTCCTCTCTTTCTCTCAGTTAGGTACCCATTATATGACATTGGGCATCTTTTGTCAAGCGTTAAATCATGTTTTCTGTACCATGTCTGGTAACTTTTTTGTGGACAACCATAGGTTCTGGTGGCGTGAGTTCTATCCAATTCATCTTACGAGAGTAGTCACTTATGTACTTGGTCACTAGTGCGAACTCTTGTTGTAGAGCCCACTGCAACATCCACCGTTTCTCTCTGATACCATTGAAGTGTGGAAACTTGATTTCATAACAATCAGACGGGGGTGGATTCACCCAAGGTTCAACATATAACGGATTGTCCATCCAGAGTGGACTTATCGTCTCATAGTTAAACCCCAGATTAGTTACGTTCACACTGACATATGCGTCATCATAGTATAGACAGTTTACTCTTTGTTGCGGGTCAGTGTTACAGACACCATCTTCATATAACCAGTCCTTCCAATCACTGAACTCTTCTCTGGCACGTATTCTACCCTCTCTACTGAATACCATCATACCACCTTGCATATGCATGTATTTCGAGGTAGTGTAGGCACCACGTATGCCCGCAACTGAACCGATCATCTTAAAACCAGATCGTTCTATCTTGTCTCTATAGATGTTACTTACTCGTTCATCCGCATCCCATGGCGCACATTGATAGTGTCGCATTCTATAGTCAGCTTCATTGACACCATAGACATCCGCATCAGATGCCTCGAATATGTTCTCTTTGGTGTTTGCAACTACGTCTAGATCAAAGACCGCAATCTTATCATACTTGTCGTACTCAGGGTCGTAGATTATCTCTAACCATTCAAAGTAGACAGACGCAGAATGACGATGTCCGCCTATGGTCATAGACTCCGGACTATTGTCAAACTCATATTCTGCACCAATGGACTTGGCGTAATTACGGAAGGATTCTGTCGATACGAGAATCATATCGTGGTAGAGGTCGTTCACCGATTCGACATCAGGGCCATACTCAGATGAACTTGCTTCGGGTTGGACTTTAGAGGTTCGGGACTTATCCACAAACCTCTGATAGACAAGGTTCATTACCAGTCCTTTTGAAATATCGGGAACTTATCCTTATGGTACAAATCAATCATAATGAGTTTCTGATCACCTCCGGTGTAGTGTAAGAAGTTACACTTACCTTGGTCAATCCACTTCTGAGGATCATTATAATGTGTGGGGGTGTCATTCCATTTCTGATCGACAGACTCAACATCAAAGTCGTGTTTCATCAACTGACCAGAAATAAACGGTTGGTCATTTAATATAGACATGTGATGTTCTTTGTTATTAGGATCTAGTCGTTTGGGTTCCATCCAATGAACCCAGTTGTCGAAGTCTCTACGTGCTTTGAGTCTAGCTTCCTTAGTCCAGACAACAACACCTGTATTAAAGATCGTCAACTTAGAATCAAATGAATGACCGATACCGAACGATGGTACCATTGGTATATCGTGCATCGCGAACTTTTCTTGATAGTCCATGAGGATGTTGGCGTCATAGTCCCAAGAGTTATAACCACCAGTCTTTTCAGTACGAATGTCACTCTCCAGTACACCATATACTTCAGCATCAGATACTTCAAATATATTCTCTTTGGTGTTACAGACGATGTCGGTATCTAGGAAACAGACTTTGTCAAAGTCATCGAAGAACGGATCGTAGATGATACGTAGACATTCGAATAAACAGGACGTAGAGTTTTGAGCGTAGTCTTGAGTCAACCATCTTTTGTCAGAGTAGAGGTACTCACAATCTATCTCATCTGCGTACATCTCGAACGATGATCGAGAGATGTCAGCCATCTCTTTGTAAACATCAGAACGTTTCCGTCCCTCTAGATCACCTCGAGCATCAACTCGGTCGTCTACTACTAGATACTGAAAAATGATGTTCTTCATGTTGTGTCCTATTATATGATTCAACCGATCTCATTTTGGTTGATGCACCTTCCTGAGATCTTTGCTTATGCTTGTTGCGTTTCTTATTTTGGGGATCGTGGCGTGTATACTTTGCCATGACTAATTAGTCCTTTTGAATGCCTATTTTATACACTGTCTTGCCGTCTTCTTTAACAGCAGTCAGTACCGATTTACGGTTGGCATCAGGATCTAAGTAAGACACGTGAACCCAACCGCTGTCGGGAATACCTACAGTATAGAACTCTAAAATCAACTGATCAAAACTGAGGTTATCCCGAATCCATTCCGCAACTTCTGCATTAGGTACGCCCGGACATTCGATATCGACTGCCTCGCCCTTACAGTGTTGACTCTTGGATGAACCACCTACCGCCTTGTTTAACTCTTCTCCCCGATAACCAGAATTGATTACCGTTGGCCCGAAGTGATCTCGAACTGGTTGAACAACATACTCGAACAACATCTCTGCGTTCTCTAAGTGAATGTCAGACGGGGTATTATCTAACCCCAGTCTAGTTGCGGTCTGTGATTTGGTGAACTCTTGTAGAGTAAAATTCTTTGATAGTCTCATTAGTTGATCTCTAACATTTCTTTTGTCATTATATAGTCACGCACGAAGTCAGATCTGACAATGTCTGCCCATGTAAACGTAACCACGCTAAACTTAGTCATATGTTCAATGATCTTCAGGAACTTACCGAACCCAGTTTTATCAGACTCCTTAGTGAAGTCGGACTGGAGATAGTCTCCGCAGAATATGATTCTACAGTTCTGTCCAATCCTAGTGATAACCGAATCAAGTTCGTGGAATGTGAGGTTCTGCATCTCATCCACAATGATTACTGCATCATTAAACGTTGTCCCTCTTATATAGGACGTAGATAAAAACTCTACAACATCTTGTTCTACAAGTTTGTCGTATGCTTTAGTGTCTTGGAATAACTCAGTACAGATCGATTTGTATGGCCCCGCATAGGGTTCCATCTTCTCTTCCATACTGCCAGGCAAGAAACCTATCTCCCGTGTAGGTACAATCGATCGAGTCAGTATGACCTTCTCTAATTGATTGCCCTTATCGAGAACTTGTTCTAACGCCAGATAGATAGCGGAGAACGTCTTACCTGTACCGGCAGATCCGGTCAGTACCAGATGGTTGTTATCTGCCCATGCCCGATAAACCTTTTCTTGATTTTCGGTCATAGGTTCAAACGTATGAAGATCGTCAATACGTAACTTCATAGGAATCGTTTTTTCTTTTCTCATGTATTAATCTTATTCTCTTTACCGGAACCTTTCTTGATTCGGGATAGATGATCATTCCATTCCGTACCCGCCATAGACATGGTGGATTTGGTTCCGGATATGAGTGAAGGGGCGCTTGTTATGACTTTAACAAGGTTCGGGTTTGTTGCATGGTATTCATCTAGTTCGCTGATCTTCATCAGTTTATCGAACTCTTCGCCTGTGACGGTGTCTCTAAATGTATATATGGGCATAATCTCTTCCATTGTTAATCGTTAACGAAGACGGGGACTTAGTCCCCGCCTACGAGATACTTTATCACCTTCCTTATCGAGCTGAGGACATGTAATCCTCGATTGTTTGATTTAAGAAATTTTCTTTCACCATTAGCCGGTGGGCCTTTGAATCATTACCTTTCTTCTTATGGCGTCTGATCTGGTGAGAGAGTTCTCTCTGGTCTTTCCTCAATCGTTCTATTTGGTTTCTCGACATAATACTCCTTATGTTATTATTATAGGAACTACGTTGTGATTAATTTAGGGAATGCCTCCTGTACAAGCTTCTTGGTTAGATATTTGACTGGTGACTTCTTAGACACCATTGATAGAACCACTTCCGCATCCTGTGGATGAATTGCTTCCAATAGACGGATAAACATATTCTCTCTTTTATATGCGGGCAGGCCACTACTCTTCGCACCTTTAACAAAGTAACCGAATTGACGGTGTTCTCGTAAAAGTGTCGAAGGAATAGATTCTGGTTTATTGGCGACAAACGGTGGTTTGCCGACAGGTAAGACCCACTCCAAGGATTCATCAAATGTGCCTCGGAGTACATCTTGGAATGCGGGTACGTCTGCGTACTTCTCAAGTACCGCTTTTCGTTTTGGTCGAGTAGTTTCTTTACTAAACTCTTCTAGTATTTCAAATATTTCTTTGTGTATCACGTGTGCCATAAAAAACTCATATATGATTGATTAAAAATTATTAAGTGTTTGGATTCCACCAAGGGTTCGGATCTTCTCCGTGTGTTGCAGAATCCCATGCCCACTCACCGTTGTCCAGTCGCTCTCGTATGTCCGAATCTAAAGTGTCATAAACGTATGTCGGTTCGGTATTCAAAGTTCGAATCCCTTCGTAAGCATCTAGACTAATATCTATAAGAATCTCATTTACCAGTTCTCTCTGGTCTTCTCGACACCTATAGGTAAATTCCGCATCATGATCGGTTAGGAAGTCAGCGTTGTTAGTGGTATGTCTGCTGATAGAGAAACGGATGTCTCCACCAAGGTGATGATCTGAAGTAGTGACGCACATGTAATCACATGCTTCGTAACCCAACTGTGAGTATCGGCCACCGTATTCTTCTGGTAGAGCCCAAGTCAGGGCAGTCAAACCGTTAGAATAGTTTCGTCTGTAGGACGGTTCCACGCCATCACCCAATATAGTTTTGAGTTCTCCGTGGGTATTGGTTATCCAGCCAGCTTTGACTAGATCCGTATGATCTTGGTCACTGTTAATAATGGGCATATTTTACTCGTTATCTTTTACTTTTATTTATAAAATAGGCGACTTTTAAGTTGCATAACAATATATAGTAATCTTCGAACTTTAAAGTCGCCTTCCTCTAAAAGTATTTATACAGATTCGATGTCCACGGGGCCAATAACATACGTTCTATAGTCAATATCACTCCAACCTTCCTCACGGAAAAACTCGTCAGAGAAGGCACAGTCTTCGATGGCCTCAAGGATCCGATCCTCTTCGTCTGCATCGACTCCTTCAAACTCGTATTCCAGACTACACCCGTCATAACAATCTTCGAACTCAACATCTTCGAAAGAATCGAACTCAAAGATCTCATCATCATCAGCGTAGGTTGCACCCTCCAGATCTTCGACTTCATCCTCGTTCTGTGGACGAATGATATATGTACCGTTCCGGAACACTTCAGATATCTGAACGGAGACATAATCTCCGTTATCGAAAGATCCCTTGGCCCAGATACACTCCTCGACAAATGATTTTTTATTTGAGGCGATTACGCGGTACGCACCCCCGACTACAATACTCATAACTTCTGTACCCTCTCATCATATTCACTAAACGCTGTTTCGTAAGGAACAAACACTTCCTCACCTATTTCATATTGACCGTGTGATGACTCTTCACACTTCACAATGTAACAAGAGAACGGAATCGAAATATCTCCGCGCATCTCACCGAACTCGTGACGCTTGATAACCGTACCAACTACGAAACGGTCTGGTCGATCATCCATTGGACGGAAGTCGAGTGCTTTTAAACGATCGCCCAACTGAGCAGTGTTTTCAAATTTCATCATAATTTATGCCGCCTTTTTCATGTCTAGTTTAAGTTCATCACGGATCGCCTTGACTTCAGCAATTCGAGCAGAAAGATCTTTGGTCTCACTAGTGCAAACGTAAGGTTTGTCGTAAGAACCAACGTTGATGTCCGTGTAATGCGAACGGTGAAAGTAATCAGTCATTGAGTCATCTTCGTTGAAGAACTCAGGCCCTTCCATCGCAGATTTCAGTTCAGTCAGGAACGCAGAGATCTCAGGGTAGTTCTTGTAAGTATCTTCGATCCAATACTCATTGACGCGAACGTACTCTTCTAACTGGATGTATTGGTCAGGGTGGTGATACAACTCACGTTCAATGTGATCGAGTCGAGTCTCTTGGTAAGCGCTGATAATGTCTAGATCACCAGACTTGATATTCACAACAAGGGTAGAGTGGTGACGAACAGCGATAGACGCTTTCATGTTGTACTTTTTAAGTACTGCTTTGATCGCGGGGGTTAACATCTTTTTATCTTCTTGACTTACAAACGCCATAATTTCTTCTCTCTCTCAATCAATTAGGTAACTATTATCTCATGCTGGGCAACTATTGTCAAGCGTTTTCTTCAATTAATTATAAGTTTTTTGCGAGAATCTTGGGTACAACCGGAACGGTGCCTGTACATCAAGAGTCTCAGAATAGATGATCGGTTCGGGAAGACACTTCTCATCTAACGCATCAAAGAACAACGCCATGTCGCAGTCTTCCTCTAACCAGATATAATCTTTGTTGAAGAACGAATACTCAGAGATCTTGTTGATAAAGTTTAGGTTCTCAGCCAGACGGACTGGAACTTTCAGGTAACTATGTGACGGATCAGAAACATATGTCACGGCATTTTGGGGATTAGTTGCAAAACTCATTTTGATGCCTCACTCATTAATTTCATTATGTGGTAGTCTTTCTCAAGGATATCACGAACACGTTCACGGTCAATCGAGTCACCGTCACCCCACTCAAAGTGGTTCTTAGGACTAACGACTAGTTTGAGGTATTCTTGGATAGCTGACTCTACTTTGTCAACAGAGTTACTCTCAATAGGGTAGAGACCGTCATACGCATAGAACGACAAGACATAGTTACGGAAGTTAACTAACGAAGGGTTTGAACGCAGTGCAATTACATTAGAAGTCATATTTTCTCTCTCAGTTCTCATAATCAATACAAGTATTATACGGTACTGGCCAGAGAAAGGCAAGCGTTTTCTTTAAATAGTTACAATCTTTTTACATTCATTGAGTCTACGGATACTGGACATAACACCGTAGTAATCGTCTTGATTGTCAACAGAGAATGCCAACCAGAGAATCAAGACGATACGAGCGACTAATAGTCTCAAACGAACCAACTAGGAACTTCGCGGTTCGTCCATTTGGCCATGTACTTCTTCTCTTGGATGTAGTACTTACGGTAAGCTTGAACGGGATCGTTCATCTTACACGAATCTGGCATCGCCTGTGCGAACGTATCCATAGTTGCTACTTGGTCGATGTTACGAGGAGCGAACCACAACTGTCCTTTCAGTTTCTCTTCGGTCATGTGAACCTTACCGTAACGTCTGGTGTACTCTGTACACAATGCACGGAAGTGCTTGTACAACCAACGGTAGTTCTGGTCGTTCTTACGTGTCCATATGTTGGACGGATGGTTTACGTGGGACGCCTTGTACAAGAGTCGTTCTTGTGCATCAGGCGCCAACCTCCATCGTTTGATCTTACTACCATTCTTGGTCTTGTCCAGATACAACTCACCGTCTAGTACACGGTGTGCAGTAGACATCAGCTGAGCGTACTCGACTATCATTTTTACGACATGTTTATCACACATCATTTGTGCAGCTTTCACGGGGTCATTATCTAAGTGGAAAATGTTCATGCAAAGTATATCCAATCTCGAAAGGTGTTGATAACACGGAGTTTGTTTGGTTGGTAAGTGAAGGCGTTCAACGCGACAGTAAAGATATCATGACCTTCTGGACATGTCGCCTGATACGAATACTTAGTGAAACCTTCGTCATCCGGAATTTCTTCACAGGTTAAAACGTAACTCTGGTAAACGTCAATAACATCTGAGTAATGTATCATCAATAGTCTCCCTGTCTGATAGCGTACATCACCTCGAACTTTTGGGATGAGTTCGCACCGATCGAAGTCAACGCTTCGCTGAGTGCAGTCCAGTCCGGATGGCGTGGCATCTCGATGTACTGTTCTGCGAGGTTCGCAACCAACTGCTGGGTGATAACGAAATTATCTGTATTCATCTAACTCTCCTCTATTGGCAAGATCGTAAAGACCCCAACCGACTAGTGACATACCTAAGACACACTTCAACAGTAATGGCCCGATTGGTTGTGGTTCCATCGCCGCGATCATCATATCATCGTAACCAACAGCACCCATAACAATAAAAAACCCGATAGCAATTCTAATCATCTCTATACCTCAAACTCGACTACTTGAAATTTGTGAAACTTGTTTTGTGTTGCGTAAGATTCTGCACTTTCTTTGTCAGCGAAACATGGCATGTTGTGTAACAATTGACTCTCGTCTTCTCTTATCTCAACCACGTAATAGACTTTATCTCGACTCACGTTTTACTCTCCAAATAATCTCTTGTTGATATCAACTCTTCTAACACTTCGGGATGTTGACTGGCCAAACTTACCAGTAGTGAATAGTAGTAACCCGAACGGAAAGCAAAGGAAGGGTTCGTGGCTTCAAGGGCGGACTCAACGTCATCCATAATATCGCGAACATTCATATCAAAATCTCTCATCAATTAAGTACCTATTATAGGTCATGGGGCATGAAATGGCAAGTATTATTTATACAATTTAGTGAATATTTTGTCAATCTCTTGGGCGGTGGCGGTCTTGTCTACCACGATCATCTCGTAGTAATCATCGTTATACCAGTTGGTATCGTTACCGAACTTATCGATCTTGGGATTGTAGTAGTACTTTGCGACTTCATCAGTGGTGTTCATACGGTGAATAGGATTAAACATTATACGTATTCCTCAGCAATTTCATCAAATAGATTGTAGTACATATTAACGGTATCGTTGACAGGGTTGAGACGCATAAAGACATCTGCGTCAACGAAGTTCCAGTTGATATCTCCACAAGGGAAACGGTTCTCTGGAGAGGCAACAGCCTCTGCGACATAAGATTGGATGACTCGTTTAAGATCTTGCATTACTTTACCTCCACCCAATCGATCCAAGTGTTAGACATAAACTCTCTGGTCTCATCTTTGTTCATGCGCCACTGAAGCGCATCAGTCATAGAATGGAACACAGGAGAAGGAACTTGAGCATCGTTGATCATATTGCGGATAATGTATACATATTCTTTAGTCATTTCTTTCTCTCTTTTCTCAGTTTGTATACACATTATAATGCTGCCAGCAGAAAAAGTCAAGCGTTTTCTTGAATAAATTTCCAGTTGATCCACTGAATGTTTGAAAATTTTAGCGATCGGAAGATACTATAATTTTCAGGATGGTCTAGTTCTGCACGGTAATTAAGTGCATCATCAATACATTCAAACTTCTTGTGGGTAATTATCTTATTGTTTTCTAGGGAACGAATCGAATAAATATACATAACTTTTTCTCTCTTATTTTGAATACACATTATAGTGCAGCCAGCAGAGAAAGTCAAGCGTTTTTTTACGGTCGATTATGCCACGGTTCTTGGCGGTGACCCAGTTTTTTGGTGGTTATCTGTAGGTCTTTAGGTAGGTGTTTCCCGTGGATCTTGCATCCAATGAAGGCGTTGTAGTAGTCATCACGGAGTAGAACATCGTGGTCGAATTGATACTTGGTTTCAAAGTAAGAACACTCACCCTTGGTACGACACAGTTTGAGTATCTCACGTTTGAATGAAGCTTCACCTCGTTCGATCAGTAGTTTGACTTCTGCCGATGATCCGTAATACTTCATCCAGTCAGATTGGACTCTGGTCTTCTTACGTCTCTTTCTTGCTTTTGTAACAGGTAGGGTCTTAGGTTTCCAAAAGAACTTCTTACCGATATACTTCATACCAGTAGTTTCTTCGGTCAATAGATAAACGAACCCTTGATAGTCTTCTAAGAAGGGTTCGTCTGGTGTAAATTCTTCGTTCTGATAATACCAAGTCATACAGGTATATATCAGTCTTCTATCTGGTCAGCCTCAACCTCTGTGCCGCACATTGGACAAAACATAGGTATCTCATCCGATTCTGTGGTTTCGTGTACGACTGTAATACAATCGCACACACCACATACCAATTCGTAAGACATCAAGCGACCTCTGTCTCGAATGCATCCCAGTTCCATTCACCGTCCATTCCATTCACGGAATACTCAGTGACACGTTTCTCAAAGAAGTTATCATGTGACGCACCATTCAGTACCCAGTCCAACCACGGTAGTGGATTGTCCTTGACCTTGAAGTTTGGTTTCATACCCAGTTGTAGTAGTCTACGATCTGCAATGTGACGGATGTATTGTTTCACATCTGCCTCTGACAGTCCTTCGATGTCTCCAGACTTATATGCAAGTTTGATGAATCGATCTTCTAACTTAACAGCGTTCTTCGCCATCTCGTAGATCTTTGACTTCAGTTCATCGTTTACGATACGTGGATGTTCCTCACAGAACTCACGGAACAACTTAGCGTTACCTTGTACGTGCATAGTCTCATCACGGATAGACCATTCTACGATTGTACCCATACCCTTCATCTTACCGAAGCGTTGGAAGTTCAACAACATCACGAATGATGCGAACAATGACATACCTTCGTTGAATACAGATTGTGCAAGTACAAGTGCGAGTCCAGTATGAGAATGAATGTCACCCTCTTTCATGAAGTCGATCTTGTCGGCCATCTCCTTGTACTCAAGGAATGCATGGTGTTCTTCGTCAGGTAAACCCAGAGTGTCGTTCAACAATGCATAGGCACGTTGGTGTACACCTTCTCGGTTTGCGAACGATGATAACATGTTACGGATCTCATTGTTCTTAAACTTAGGAATCAGTAACTCATGGTAGTTCTCCCCTACCTGTACATCCGACTGTGTAAACAATCGTAGTACTTGAGTGATGAACTCTTTCTCTTGTTCAGAGAGTTTCGTTCTCCAATCTTGGATATCTTCAGAGAGTTCTGCCTCGTCTTCTACCCAGTGGATCTCTTCGTGTTTCTTAGTCAGTTCTACTGCCCAAGGAAACATGAATGGTTTATATGTTTTGCTAAATTCTAGTAATGCCATTTATTATCCTTCGCAGGCCCGACATTCATCGGACTCTTCTAGTTCTACTGGTTTGTTTAGGTGTTCCATCAACTCGTCATATCCACCGACATATTTGCCTTCGATATAGATTTGTGGTACTGTTTTTACTTTACGTCCGGTAACTTCAGAGGCAGTCTTACCGATATCCGCAAGATCAATATAGTCATACGTGATACCTCGTAATTTTAACTCGTCCTTTGCCAACTGACAATACGGACATCCTTTCTTACCATAGACAATTGTACGTACATCTTCTGATAGAGCGACACGTTCTACCTTATCCGAAACATTCTCTGCACGTTGTTTTGCTTCTGTACGTAGGTAGTATAGACCTTTCAGTCCCTTCGCCCACGCACTATAATGAACTAAACTCACATAAGACTTCTCTGCACCGGCAGGGAAGAATAGGTTAACCGATTGTCCTTGACAGATAAACGGTTGACGTTCTGCAGCATGGGTCACTACCCACATCTGATCTAACTCTTGAGCTGTCTTGAACACTGACTTCTCACCTTCGGTCAAGAACGGTAGATGTTGTACCGAACCTTTGTTGGTGATAATCGATGTCCAGTTAGACTCGTTGTTCTCACCCTTCTCATCTAACAATAAGGTCAGGTACTTGTTCTTCACTAGGAATGAACCAGCACGTGTACGGTGAGTATATGCATTTGCCTTCAGTGGTTCAATAGAAGGACTTGTACTCAAAATAACACCAGATGATGCATTAGGTGCAATTGCCATCAAGTGAGAGTTTCTCTTACCAGATCCCTCACCATCAAGATACTCTCCACGTTCAACCGCAAGACGATCTGTCTCTTCGTGCGCTCGATCGTTGATAGTCTCGAACACCACTTTATTCATTTCACGGGCTGTCTCTGACTCCCACGCAACACCATGTTTTTGGAGTAAGGAATGGAATCCCATTGCCCCAAGTCCGATACTTCGTTCTCTCGCAGCAGAGTATTTTGCTCGTGAGATCGTATCAGGAGCATTATTAATAAAATACTCAAGGACGTTATCAAGCATACGAACAATATCTTGAACAATCGTAGTGTCTTTCCATTCATCGTAATACTCCAGATTCAGAGAAGACAGACAACATACGGCAGTACGTTCTGCATCTGTGGGAAGATGTATCTCATTACATAGGTTAGATCCATGAATCTTCAATCCTTTATCTTTCAGTGGTTGTGGCATATCCGCATTGGCGGTATCAATAAAGTTCAGGTAAGGTTCACCTGTACGGAATCGTGTCTCTAGGATACGTTCCCATAGTTTACGGGCATCGACTGTGTCTTTGACCGCATCGTCCTTCGGATCACGCAGATCAAAAGAACTTCCCTGTTTAACTGCCTCCATGAACTCGTTACTAATGTTAAGTGCATTGTGAAGGTTCAATGCCTTTCGTTGCACATCACCTGTCGGGATACGCATGTTTAGAAATTCGATAATGTCTGGATGACTCACATCCATATACGCAGCATAAGAACCCTTTCGAGTCTTACCTTGTCTATACGCAATCATGTCCGCATCTACGGTATGTAGGAACGGCATCGGGCCAGGCGCAATGTCACTTACTGTACGTACATCACTCCAGTGTCCACCTACACCACCACCATAAACAGACAACCACCTCAACTCAGATGAATGGTCGATTAGTCCCTCAAGTGTGTCCGGAACATATGTCAGGAAACAACTGATAGGCATCCCCTTACCTTTACCATCACCATTAGGTGCATTAGATAGTACCGGAGACGCAAACATAAACCACTTCTTACTTACGTAGTCATAGAGACGTTGTGCAAGTTCAGGATCTAGTTCATCCTTGTATGTACTCCAAGCTGTCGCTGCACGTGCATATGCTTGTTGGGGAGAATCTTCTTTTGCGGTCAAATAAAAATCTTTCAACATACCTACTGCGTAATCGGCCAGTAGATCATCCATAGATCTATTAATTTTTATTTTCATATTTTATCCATTGTTCTGTTTAGTATGTTGACTATAATCGTAAATTGGTAACTCATCGTTGAAGTCGATTTCTTCAATGAGTAATTGTTTACCCGTTCTTTGAAACTCTCTTATCTGTTTCACCATGTAATCCATCTGTTCGCCAGAGTCGAGAAGACCTTCCCACATCATATGATTAGTGAGAGACTGGTGATAATTCTCTGTGAGAAACCTGTCGGGGTGAAGATATTTATCATCGCAACCATCTAGAGCGACATAAATTAAGCGACCAGTTATACCTTCTCGGTCGTAAGTATTTTGGATATCGTGTATCCATTTGAGATCCTCTCCTTCTTTGATAAAAAAGATCGGATCTCCATAATCAAGAAACTCCATGAAACTTCCTTAGTGGTTAGTTTTATCTAGGAGTGCAGTATATCACAATCCACGTGACTTGTCAATAGCCCGTGACCCAAACCAGAAAGAAATAATTGCGGCGAAGATTGCCTTGGTGTCATCATCCCAAAGGACGTTCAATGCTTGTGTCAGATCTGCACCCTTATCAAGGGCGTCCATCAGAAGACTGACTTCGATTGCAGCAAAGAGTCCGAAGAAACAATAGGTGATAACTGGACGTACAGACTTCTGAAGGCCTGCGATGATACCAGTCGATTTTGCGATTGCGATATCATGATCGATCAATCGTTGGTGTTCTTGATCCGATGCTTGTTGTTCATACATCTTGATGTCTTGGTCAAATCCCATCTTGCGGAGTTCCGCCATGTGGGTCATCTGTTCAAGTTTAAATTTGTTGTCTGCCTTTGTCTTGAAGTGATCTGTTATTGCGGGTACTACTGACCCACCGAATCCCAAAAGACTGCCTAATAATCCACTAACCATTTTCTACCTCACTTTGCTATACGCTTTAGTACTTTTTCAATATCTTTACGTTTCTTCTTACGGTCATACTTCTTACGCATTACTACGGTATCGGAATCATCTCCCGCACCCGCAACAGACGAAGTAGTCGTACCACCCATGTCTTCAATAAACTTTTTAAAATTCTTCATATCTACCTCTACTTATACTCGTTTTAACAGGGTGGCCCAAGATTTATCTTCGACCAGACTCCCGTCTTTAGCGAACGCAGTTACACGGTAAGTAAATCGTTCTATTGGTTCAAATGCGGACAAGATGTCTTGTTCGAATTGTTTAACGACATGATGAATGGGTTCCTCATCTGTTCTCATAACAAGAATGTATTCGGCACCGTTATCGTCTGCCTTCTGAAAGTATTGAGCAATGCTTCGGTGATTACTACCGGCATCAAATATCCATAGGTCGTGGATGTTTTCTATCTCTTGAGTGTAATCCTTTATGTCTGCGATAACACCTTGGAATCGTCCACCGAATATACCACGGATGACATGCATGTTCTCTCTACTGTAACCGTATCGATCATCATCAACACTGGTAAACCTAACTTGACCATCGTGTTGTAACCACAATAAAGAACTGTGTCCGGCTCCAAATCCTAGTTCAACTACACTGGTCGCCCCAGTACGATCGTAGACTTTATCTATCATGTCTACGGTAGTGGTATGTAAGGACATGTATGCTTCGAGAACTTTACCTTGGTTACCTAGTGCGATATACTCGTCTACTAGATTATCAACAGACAATGTGGTCATTTAGTGATATCCGATATGGTTACTAATACTTTGTGTCCAGACTTCATGTGAGTACCCTCGTAGATATTGAGTCCAAGAATACTGTCTATAGGAAGTGTCTTCTCTATACGTAACTGGTCACCCTTGCGAACTACCTCTGCACATTGGGTAGTCATTGAATCGTACTTCATACGATAGATGCCCGGCCCGATCTCTTCACCATCGATCATGAACCATTGGTGATCTTCTGCCAGACAATCTAGAATGTCGATACCTGTCTTCTCGTGGATCTTCATCAGGTTCGAATCTGACAACTCACCATGTTCTTTAATCAATGCGAGTGCGGCACCATATCGTGCAACTACCGACTGACCGCCAGGCACCTTTGCCATGATTCGTTTTAAATTGAAAACAAGTCTATGGAAGGGGGTGTAGTGACTACGATACGCTTCACGGTCATCTGTCAAGTTGGTACTGAAATCCTTATTCTTCTTACCGTCTTTGTCAATGATACCTGCCTTGAACGCATCGGTATCCTCGAAAGGGGTAACTAAGAGTTTGAGGAATCTAATTGTATAGACTAGATCCGCAGCTGATTTTAAAATTCCCATTATCTTTTCTCTAAAGGTTTATCTTTATTTATAGTCTGGCGATTTCACGTAGTGCTTGAATCGCAACTTTATCCATTTCAATACCCGTTATTTCATCATTTTTGATGGCACGGAGATATATTAGGAAGGGTTTGAGTGTGGGCCAGTGTTCTACTACGATTTTCTGTGCCAACATCTCAACGGCGGGTTCAGTACCGAATACATTGAGTAGGACAATAAGGTGATTTAGGATTAGTCTCTCTGACAAATCTCCCCCACCATAGTACCTATTCAACAATCGTTTGATGTACTTGAATCGTTTTAGATCTTCGAAGAACTCGTCTTCGTCAATACAGGTGGGGTTACGATAATGCTTTGCTGCATATAACGTGAAGTTATTTCTGTTTAGTTCCATCATTAACCAATCTCAAAGATTTATAAAATGTGTCTTCATATTTAGTCTCTAGGTTAGACTCTATAATATAGTCCATCAGAGTTACCATCCACTCATAAGAAAACCTACCATCCGGAATATTCTCTTTCATTTTGTTCATGACGACTCCAGTGGGGTCAGGTGAGTACAAGTATGTGAACTCGTCCTCTTCGTCATGATAGGCGACATCTAGTTCACCTCTCACACCTTTCTGTTTGATCTCCCACCATTGCATAGTGTCTTCACCTACCAACAATTTGGGATCATAATTTATATGGGACGCACCTTTACGTGAGAAGAATACCATACGATTGAAGAGATCCCGATAACCGTTTTTGTTCTTTGTCGGATTGGACATCTTCCAACATAGTTTTTCGAACGCAACTCTTGACTTTGCCCATTCCATCATGGTATTATCGTCACACCAATCGTAGACCATCTCATGATCACTAAACTCAGGGCCGCGACACCGTTGCTTTCTCCACCAGTTCGTCCAATCTGTGGGTAGGCATTCATTTATCTCTTTATCTAGTTTTGCCCATCCTTTAGTTCGAGACCACGATTCGACCACATCGTTACCATTTTTGTCCTTAGTAAACTGAGTCGCTACTTTACTCCACTGATTGACAAGGGCAACTACATCTGGAGGAGACGGGTGTTCAGATAACTGTCGGTAGAACTCTACGCCATATTCAGTGACTATATCGTCACCGTCAACGGCAACCATATGTTCATGAGTAGACTCAAGGAACAATCGAATTAACGAGTTTTTTCCGGTAGATGGAGTTCCATCAGATTCGGTAACATAGTGTTCTATACCCATGAACCAACAGTAGTCGGTCGCACGTTCCACGTAATCCTTATCCAGAGAGTTGATAACTACAATAAGATCTTCGCGGGGAATCGTTCGCAAGTGTTTTACAAACAAGCAATTGTCGGGGTTGTGACGGAGGGATTTATCCCTAGATAGTAAGACATAATATTTCATGTAACTATCTAGGGATATGTTTGGACAGGTTTATCCTACGATTTCATTCATTTGAGCTAGTAGGTCTTTCTTAGAACGTCTACGATCTAATTCCACACCCATAGTACGTCCCAGTGCTTCTAGTTCGATCTTAGTCATTTCTTCTAACGACTTACCACCTACAGGTGCTTCAGTCAACATAGACACATCAGCACCACCCAGTTTGGCGTTAACAAGAAGATCGATCTCATCCTGTTCGCCATGGAATTCATTGATCTGTGCTTGAGTGAAACCACTCGATATAAACAGTTCTCCGGTGTTCGGATCTTCCCAACCGTTTAGGGTTGGTACTGCGTCTGGACACCAGCCTGGAGCTCTTAATTTAGACATAATCTTTTACCTTTGTTTTATGATTTACGGAGTTGTTCCAAAGTACGTTGAATCAGATCAGAATGTTCCTTAACAGGTTTTGGTGCAGCGTCACCCTGTCCAGTATCGCCTGGCAGTTTCTTGGGTGATGGGCCACCTTTACCAGCAGCAGTAGTAACCTTAACCGCATCTTCGTAACTGTCTTCAAGTTTCTTATCAGACTTAGCGTGTAACTCAGCGAATGCTTTCTCTTGAGGAGACTGAGTCTCACCGTGTTCTTCGCCAGGTGCTTTGCTTTCCAACAGACCCATGAGTTCACTGATCAATGCGTCAGATGATTCTTTAAATGATTCTTTTTTCATTGCTTTACCAATTGCCTTACGTCTCTTATGTAGGAACTTATCAGAAGAATCGACATCACCATCGTTATCAATGTCTTTGTCTTTACGATCTTTGAACTTCTTCTTAGCAGCTTTAGGGTCTGCCTTGTCAAGTCCTTCACCGTCATCTTCGTCATCGTTAGATGCGTCTTCTTTGACATCATCTTTCTCAACGTCTTTCTCTAGTTCGGTCTTCTCGTCTTCTTTCTTCTTTTTCTTCTTAGGCTTATCTTCAGACTCTTCACCAGAATCTTTCTCTTCGCCTTCGTCTTCGTCTTCGTCTTTCTCTACGTCAACGTCTTTACCAGCAGGAACTGCTTTCTTACCGGACTCTTCTTCGTCATCCGACTTCTTCTTACCTACAGCAGCTTTCTTCAGAAGTTCAGGATCGATGTCTTCGTTCTGACGTTTCAGTACCGCAGCAACCTGTGGATGCTGAGATAGACCCTTGGCGAGTTTCTCGATTGTTTTAACTGCACCAGAGTAGTTACCACCAGCGTAACGTTTATCGGATGCAATCCCTATGGCTTGTTTGATAACTTTCGCATCAAACTTCGCTTCAGAGACAACCTCAAGATATGCCTCTTTCATTTTGTTAATATCTTGACTGTTCATGTCGTCTCCTATTGACTTAACCAGAAGTAGTCTGTCACAACACCAACTGTCGCGATAGCTACCATGTATACTATTGAGTTAATTATTTTAATGGTGTGACCTTGGTCATCCACCTTTCTTTCTATATCATCTAACTTCTGAGAGAACTTATTCATTCTCTCGAAATGGTTATTGTGGTTGTTCTCTATGCCGATAAGTTTTTCTTCAGCACGAGCCAATGCAATCATGGCATCAGAGAGTTTATCAATCTTCTCCTCGATACGATCTAATCGCTTTTGGTTTGTATCTGTTGCCATTACTTCATCGTTCCCATATGTTAAAAGTCGGTTGACTTATACTATTTATACTTCTAAGATACGCAGTATTAAGGTATCTGTTCCTTTTATTAATCGGTGGTACTCCATCTTAGTGATGGTGTAGCTATGTCCTTCTAATAATTCGATTGGTTCTTCGTTGTCCATTTGAAGTTCCCAACCATATCCTTCCATGACTATAATCCTTCGATCTCGTTTGTCCCTATGCCAGACTAGTTCCTCGTCAGCAACATTGGGATCAAATGTCCTAAGTCTACTACCATCATGTAAGTTTAACTCAAGATAAGGACGATCTACCAAAAGAAACTACCGCCTCCGGAGAGACCTAGTTGTTTTGCGTATCGCGGTAAACGACATGCCCAGTATGCAGCGGTCATACGATCATTCTGTTGGTCACACTTGTGACGTGCAGCGAATGATTTGCGTGCCTTGGGGTCGTTTAGTTTAACTTTAAGTCCGGTGGTGTCACCCCAAGAGATCTTCTTGATGTTACCTGTAGAAGGATCTTTGACGTGTACGTAATACTTCTTAGGGCCACCGGCTTTGGGTTTACCCAGTTCTGGTTCTTTCTCTTCGAAGATGCAATCTAATGCAACGTTCTCTCCATTGAACTCAGCAAACTCACCTAGATTACCTTCCATGATGTCTACTTCGGATGGATCAATCTCTAGGTTACCAGCATAGTAATCTTCACGACACTGTCTCCAGTAATCGAAATACGCCTCTGATCCAACCCGATAGATATTACTCTCTACTAGGTTAGATTCAGATCCGCAGTTACAATGGTCGTTAAATGATTTCATTTCAGTTTCAGTGCTTTCTGTAAATCCTGTGGACTCTGAGATGCCAAGTCCGCGAACTTCAACTTCTGATCGTTTCGTTTAATGCTATTATACTTCATCAGTACCGCTTTGGCAAGGTTTTGTTTCAAGTTTACTTTCTTACCGTTCTTGAACTCGATCACTCCACCCTTAGATAGATCAGCAACTCTACGCAACTGAACAATGATGTTCTTGTCTGCCGCTTTACGGTCATCTGCCGTTGCCTTCACATCGTCATCGTCAGCAGAGTCCTTACCACGTTTATCCATAGCACGGAATGCATCACGTTTCGCACTCTCTAGAATACTGTCTTCAAACAACTTTGCAGCTTGTTTCATACTTATGGTTTTGATATCACCGAATTGGTTCTTGGTTCTAACAGTAATCTTACGTCCACTCATATCGAAATCAAGTGTGTAGGTCTTACCGTCTTTACCACGAACGTTCTTGAGTGCTTCGTTGACTGCGGGTTTGTCGTGAGTGTAACCTAACTTAGCATACTTGTCATGATCCGCCTGAGTATCTGCATCGTACTCTTTACCAGTTTCGGGATCATACATCTTGTGAGGTTTGAACGCTTCTTCCAACGATTCTTTGATGATCTTAACTGGATATAACGCAGAACCGCCAGTCTTGGGATCGATCTGCATAGCGTATGGAACGCCTTTCATCTTAGTCTTATAATCTTTATGAATCTTGGCATAGTTCTTCGCGGTCATCTCGATCTCGCCCTTGGCATTTAACTTGCCCATTGCTTCATCAAGAACTTCTTCGTTACGCTTACCTTTCTGGTATGCGTTGTACTCTTTACGTCTCTCTGCATCTTTCTTCTTCTCAGCAGGAGTCATCTGAGATACAGGTTTCTTACCCTCTACCATCGCAGATTCAATGTACATGTTCAGTTCGTAACGTCTGTTATCTAAGTTCGCAACTTGGATATGTACATTACGGTTCTTCTTTTGAGTTGAAAGAATGTATTTGTTGGTCTTACCCGAAGATGGTTTCTTCGGCCCCATTGCAACCTTGTTATCGATATCATCAGTAGATACGACATAACCTTTCTTCTTCGCATATGCATATGCGTGTTGCATAGCACCAGAGAAGTCTTTGTGGTATAGGTCGTAACCAGACGAAGATTTCGCTTCTCTAATTTGATTGAAAGATTTCATTGTTATGCCAGATCCTTATCGTGATTTAGTGTGCCTTTTTTCTTTTTGACTATGAACGCATTTACTCGTGCATGTCCCCATTGTTGTGGAGTGGTGCCTGGTCTGTGACCCGTCTTCCATGCCGCTACTCCACGGTTATATACCTTCTTGAGTGTAGCAGGCGATATACCAGACTTCTTTGCCTTCGCAGCAATACCGTCCGAACCTTCCTTTACGTCTACCTCATCGTACATAGAATATCGTTTTTCTTCTAAGTATTTCTTGAAATTAATCATTTGGTTTCTCTATTCTTTGCTTTGGTTGCGGCCAATCTTGCACGATCCATCATACGATCATGTTTTGCCTTGTCAGCTTCCTTCTCACGGTCAATGGCATCTTTTGCGGCAGAGACATCGTCTTCACCCAGTAGACCGTGGAGGACTTTTCTATCCATACCACTATACGTATTGGCGATCTTTTGTGCATAATAGTCAGTACTATGTCGCAACTTACCACCGTTCTCTTTCTTCTTACGTACCAATAAATCTTTTAATGTCTTCAATGCGTGTTGATACTGCTTCTTATTCGTAGTAACCGACTTCAACTTGTTTAACATTCTACCCTCTGTTGTTTCAGTGGTAATAACATTAGAGGTAGTTTTGAAGTTTTTCTTACGCATTATTGTTTTGTTAACAACTTCGAACTCATCCTTCTTACGGTCATAGTTTATGACAACCGGAAGATTCAAATCAGTTTGTAAATCTTTAATGACCGCTTCACTGTCAGGATTCTGACGAATGTTCTTCGCCTTCCTCTTTGCGATCTTCTTGAATACACGTTGTAACTCAGCCACCGTGATAGGTGGATCATTACGTTTGTCATTCATACGGTCAGCGAAATGCCGTGTGAACTCGATATCGACATCGAACTTTGCGAGCAGTCGGTCTGCGAACTTCTCAAGGTCGTTGAGTTGTTTTTGACTGACTTCTTCGTACATGTCTTTGAATTGTTTGGTGTACTTGGATGGTTTCGTTTTCGCGGTAGCATCGCCTGGAGCGGGTTTATAGGCTGAATCATCATCGTCTGCTTTCTTCCCGTGTTTCTTAAAGTGTGCATCACGTGCAACCTTAGTGGACTTCTTGAGACCAGAGTGATAACGTGCGGGTTGAGTACCTTTGCGATCCTTGATATCAGAATCTTGTGCTTCGACTAATTCAATTGCGTCAATCCACTTGCGATACTTCTTATCCCCGCACTCTACGATTACGTAGTTGGAACCCAGAAACTTTACCACGCCAAGTTCTTCAGACTCTTTAACGACAACTGAATCACCCACTTGGAAAAGATCCCCCTGCACATACTGTTCTCTTGTTTCAGAAACAGGCGCGAGTTCAACGTGGTTCTTGAAAGATCGTTCTTCCGATAACCCCATACCCTTACGTACATCATTGAATAAAGACCGTGCGTCCTTGTTGGACATAGTTCTAGGAACACCCTGAGAGAAACTAACGAAGTCATTTTCGGATGCATTCGCTCGTTGTTTGGATGCGGACATACCTTCAACACCTTCCGCATCGGGATCTCTTGCTCCCGCAGATACTATCTTGATACTTTTAAAGTTGTAGAAACCGTGTCTAGCTTGTTTCGCATTGTATTTGTTGAGTAACGTTTCGAACTCTCGAATACGATCTGCACCGACAACCATAGTTACATTGCGGTAACCTTGGTCATACAATGATGCAGCTACATCAAATACGTTTTTGATCTTTTTGTCCATCATAACATTCCGTGCATGTTTTGGGAACATCTTACGGATATGTTTAACTTTCTGAGAATATGTCAACGGATCCTTTTTAGGATTCTGTGACTGAGACACAAACACCTTGTAGTCTGATTTACCAGACTTAGATGCCAGTGTATCCATTACCTTACCATGACCAATTGTTGGAGGATTCATTCTACCAAAGGTAAAATAACATTCTCTCTCTTCTTCAATCAGGTATTGTGAGAAATTTTTAAGATTCTTCACTCTTGCCCCTCTTACGTGCCAATTCTTGTTTGCGAACTTTGGGTAACAATTTCTTCGCAAGTTTATCGATTTTAGGTTTCATTTTGTCCAGACGTTTTTCGATTTCCATTCGTCTAGCCATATTTAGGTCGGCTTTACCGACACCTTTTGTCAACTTTTTGGCAAGCATATTACGTGCTTGTTTCTTCGCACGTTTCTTTAGGGTATCCATATTAGCAATCTTACGTGCAGCTCTTGCACGACCTATTGCGATCTTGGGGGCGAGTTTCTTCATTTGACGCGCCTTCTTCAGACGCTGTTGAATATTAAGAGCCGCTTGGAGTTCTACCTCTTCACTGTTGTTACCAGTGGGTATATCCTTTTTGCGTTTCTTACTATTGAGCGCGAGTTGATCATCTCCGGTCTGAGTATAATCGACTGCTATGAAATCTTTAAAACCTAACTTCTTAGGCATAACGTCCTCTTTTGGTTTTTCCCATTAATTACGACTAGGTTTGTCCCAGCCTTTAACAACATCGGGCGAAAAGTTATTATAGGAGAATTCCATCCTATTAACCAATTTCACCGCATCACCACCAAGTGTATCAATAGCGACATATCCTTCTTCACCAGTGGTCTTATAACCATTGGTAGTCTTAACGAACGTGTCGATATTTTTTAAACTATCAAGTTTATTTATAAGAATTAGTTTCGCAAGAACTATGTTTTTTTGCAATTCGAACATCTGAACTAACGATCTTTGGTTTTTTTGTGAGAAGAATGTCAGTATATCATCTAACTTCTGTTGTTGTACACCCTTACCTTTCTCGGTCTTTCTCTTATCGATCTCTTTCTGGAACTTCTTATTGATCCAACCGATAAGACCACGAACGTGCGCTTTAGTGTTCGTAATGACCATTCCTTCCCGCACAAAAGTGTTGTTGTACTGTTCGATCAACTGCGCGAGATCTTGTTTACTTTCTAGTTCGCGTAACGTTGTACCCGATACTTTGTTGAACAGTTGACCGCACGTAGTCAGGTAACCATTCACGGCTTCAGTTTCTTTCTTGGTCAGTGTTGCCCCTTGTTCGTTAGACAACATCGCATCCTGTGACCATACGTTAGTAGACTTACGGAACTTAGACACGTCCACACCATACTGCGCTTTCATACTTTCGAACGTATCACCAGTATAGGTTGTGTGCCATACAATACCGATCTTCGCCTTCTTGACTTCCGCAGCCTGTTCTACAGGTACCGCATAGATGATTGTGTTTGGGTGAAAGACAACATACGACTTACCGTCAATCTTCTTGGTCTCTAGGTCTGATTTTGAGAACAAGAAATCTCCTTGGACGACACCCTTGATACCCAGAGAGGGAAGATACTCAAGTGCATCTTTCATCTTACTGGCCAGATCACCAGACATATCCGCATCAATTTCTGCGTTAGTCTTATAGATCTTTGGGTTCTTTGCAAAGATACCTTTCTTCGCCACAAAGAACTTACCGTCAGATGGATCTTGTCCACAGAAGATTGCAGGCGCACCGTCCCACTTGACCGATACTTTACTCGCCTTCTTACCACCCAACATGTCACGCATATCACGTAACGCATTGATTGCCGAACGAGTACCAGCGACACCCCCATAGAGAACCTTATCCTCAATGTGGGTCATGTGGGTATTTTTCTGTTCTGTTATAAAGTTTTTAAAGTCCATTAGAATTTCAACGTGGTGAAGTCACACATCATTCGTGTGGGGTAACCATCTTTGCCTTGAGTGTCTCGTATATTTAGTTTGAATCTATAGTACGGTGAACTGAGTTCCATGTCAATACGTTTACCTCGACCTGTCTTACCACCGTAGTGAACGGTACAAGTAGTAACCTTTGATGCAGCTTGCATCGCAGCGAGATCCATCTTCTTGGAATGAACGTTCTTCTTCATCTTATGGATGACATGGTAACCGTGACCGATACCACTTTCGAGTAATGCCTTCATCGCCTGTTTGTCTGGTCGGGTAACGACTTTACCACCTTTGGTCTTAACATCGTCATTGAATATACCACAGAATCTCTCGTTGTCAATACCGAATAGATTGAGTAACTTCAGACCATCAGCGTTCTGGATCTTACCTTCTTTGATTTCTTTGGGGGTTAACTTGGTACGGACACCTACGTTGAAGAACGTGGTGGTAGACTCGAACTTGAGACTGAGATAGACTTTGGTTCCGTCTTCCTTTATCAGGGTAACGTCAGTAACACTAGAACCGATATCTGTACCCACACCTTTAGTGTTAGTCAAAACGATATTAGCGCCAGTGAAGTTCAATGGTCTCTTGGTGTTCTCTCCACCCACAACATTGATCTTGAGTGTCTTGGAACCACTGAGATCATACAACTCATCAAGATGCATGATCGCCTTGAGATTACCCTCATCTTTTACGGCATCCTTACCTTCCGCATACCAAGTATTCAGATCATTTGCAAACGAAGTCTCAAACAGATTACCTCTATTCTTCACACCACGATTACCACTAGAACCATTACCATACTTGATACGTACAGTCTTTACTCCAGCGTTACGTTTGATGTCACCGATATCCTCTACCGCCTTGAAGGTACGAGCTATGTTGATATCTTTCTGTTTTTTCATGTCGATGTTGATCGGTGCTTCTACACCTTTGTTCGACAAGTACTTGAATAGTGCGAGTACATCTGCAACACTATCATGTGGCCAGTCCGCCAGAGTGGTTGAGATTTCATCTTCCGTTTTAGGGAAGAATGAATATGCTTCCCCCAACATCTCGACATGTTGTTTAAATCGTAACATCTGTTTGTCCCAGTGAGTAATTTAAATTAATTATAACACTATTTATAACAAAACGGAAGTAGAACTTTGCTCCTCATTGTATTTTTCTATGGTCTCACGGAGAGGACGAACCCAGTTATCACGGTGTTCGATGAACACTTGAGGGGCATTACCATCAACAGAAATGACAGTAACCAACTGAGTGATAGGTTGACCAGTACGTTCTTCCCACATGATTGCATACGCAGCTTCTTGCATGAAGTAGTTCTTAATCCAGTCTTTACGTTTAGGTTTCATCGAAGTCTTGTAGTCAATGATAGATGGTTTGCCATCGAAGATACCCACGCAATCCACTCGACCCGCCACACCAAGGTGGTTGGAGTACAGTGGTGCCTCTTGAGCATACACTTTAGTCAGACGTTCATCTAGTATTGGTTTCAAATCAAGAAACGATTGTACAATGTCCGGAGTATAACCATCCTTGAAGTTGGGATCATTATCAACATACTTCTCAAGGATCTCGTGAACAGATGTACCACGAGTAGACGCACGATAAGAGATACGGTTAGCTTCCGCATCACCGACCTTCTTACGCCACTTGGCAATTGAGTCACGACTAAGTATAGATAGTACAGTAGTAATAGAAGGTAGATTGACACCCTCTGGAGTTTTGTATTTACGACCAGAGTCCGTAGTAACGGCATTCATCTCAGTCAATTCAACGCTTTCATGTTCAAACATATATATCTCTCTTCTCGGTAACAGCTGTTATTATACAGGAAAATACAGTTATTGTCAAGCCATAGTTTCAATTAAATTTCGTGCAAGGAAGGTCAGTCCCAGACCATTTACCAGTATCAACGCCCTGTCTTTCCAGAGTATCGATACCCATAACCATCCGATTACACCCACAAACGATAGACTCAGGTCATAGATCTGGAGTCCATCAACACCTCTGATTGACATGGCACTGATCATCAATACGGATGCGGCCCACTTTACATACCAATCTAATTCTCTCTTAGCCCCAGACATCTGGTAATCCTTCTTGTGACTGTTCCATATAGTACTCGCCCGGATAGTGTCTAAGACATCGGGAGGCCTGTTTACGTACCTCGGACGGAACCCTTGGAGTCTTCTTTGGATCTAACAAGTCAATCAAGAACTGACGGGTGTTGTTAACCGCCCATGTTCTCTCATCTGGCATTGTCACTCTGCAACCTCCAACCACTCGAAGTGTCCGTTCTGCGGGTTGAACTGAGCGCATGATGTTGCGGCTGAATCTAATCGCCATTGGTTCTGAACTGAACCCGCACCTAACATCGACCCCACAATTACTCCAATAAACACTACCACAGCGTAAATCATCAATTCGTTATTTCTACTCATCTCTCAATCCTCTATGTTCCAATTCAAGTTCCATCGCTTTACGTATAACGGGTCTAATAAACAGTTGTTGTGTTTCCAAGACCGCTTCAATATGAGCGGTATCCATCTCACTCAATTTAACATACGATAACGGTTGATCACCATCTTTACCGTATGTACCCCACTCAACAGACTCTCGTATCACACTGAACTTATCGGTATCATACACAGCCAGACTGATTTGATCCTCGTGTACGGACGCACGAATATAGTCTAGACCACCATCCACCACATATTTTTTACCGTTGGCATCGGTATGACTCTGATAATCGTGACGGTTACGTGACACGAGAATCGTGCCATCCGGAGTCTGTATTGCATTTCTAACTAATGTCATAGTTTCTCTCTCATTGTTTTCATTCTATTCTTAGACTCGACCCACTTCTCGAACGTCTGAGGTTTACGGGGTTCTCCAAATGCGAGACCCTTTCTCTTGAACTCGTGTTTCAGAATCTTCTTCTCGTCTGCACCCATGAAGGTACCTACCAGACTCACTAGGCATTGACGGAACGAACGTCCGTGGTGCATGTGACCCAGAGTATGGGCAAGTTCATGGAGTAAGATGTACTTATTGAATCCGTTAATCGGACACAGAGTGACGGTACGACCGTTGGTAAAACCGGACAGGGTTTTGTTACGTTTACTCATCACGACAATCTCAGGTTGAGAGTTGAAGATACGACCCATGTCATCATCAAGAGATTTCTGCCACAACTTGATCCAAGTCTTGGATTTGTAGATCTTCTTGGAGAGTTTACGGATCTCTTCAACAGTGTCGTAAGTCGGGATATCGACTTGACGCATAAAGAGGTTCTCGGCCGAGTAAGTCATCTGACGTTCGGAATCGCGAGACTTCGACCCTTTGTTTTGTTTCGCTTTATGTTTGGTGAGATATTGGTTGTACTTATGTTCATCTGAATCGTACAACGGCATGTCAAAGTAATTATAGAGCGACATTGTCACCTCCAGTCATTCCAACCCATGCATAGGCAGGGTTCGCACAGAACATTCCGATCTCATCGAAACCTAAGATGCAGAACCCTTCTTCAGGGTTAGTGCCTTTCTCAAACTCGACTAACTCGTAGCCAGCACGGAACTCACGGACGGTGTTGATGTCAACTAATTCTACTTTCATAATATATTCTCTCTCAGTTCTCATAATCAATACAAGTATTATAGATGACTGGGCAGGAAATGTCAAGCGCTCATTTGCAAATAAAGCAAAAAAAAGGGGATATTTCTATCCCCCCAAAGGTTAGGCAGAGGCGAACTCAACTGCCTTGTTAACTGCGTTGACCTTACGGTTCTGGTTAGCACCGAACCATGCAGAACTCATTCGAGTGTCAGCACTACGACCCATCTCGTGGTCAGTCAAGTAGGTCACACTGTTCAGTGCTTGCCACCAAGTACCACGTCCAAACTCTGCTCCTGGCTGAGTCTCTAACAGATCAAACGCTTTCTTTGCGTTAGTGGTCAGATCATCGTACTTCTCAACCGCGACAGGATTCTTACCGTGATAGGTACGTGGGAACACTTCGTTGTAGTACTTGATGAGGTTGTCCATAGAGAATCTCTTTGAAGATAGGAACTGAGACATCTCTTTGAACTGGTCAAACTTCTCGTGGGCAAGACCCATAGTAGTTTTAACGTGATCCGCATCGAATACGTTACGGTGGTTCATCTTAACACCGTTGATCGCACGACCACGAAGGGCAGTAGCGAGAGTGTTCATACAAGACACACGGATCGGAGTGAATCGGATATCGACAGACTTACCGTAATCGTGTGGGTTGGAGAACAACAAGTAAGAATCAACACGGTCACCGTCCATCACATCGAACGACTCGTTGATCTTGGCCAATGCCCAAACCATCTTACCACCTTTCAGTGAACCGGCAGTGTGCATTTCCATACCACCTTCTAGACAGTACTCGTTGAAGAACTCAAAGGCAGTTTCGTTTTGGACTGGATTCCACTTACCACCAACTTGGGTAAGAATCTTGTTATCTGTAGAACGAACGAGTGCTTCCATTCCGGTCGGGACTTCTTCCCCGCCCACTCGTGCGTATGTAGGAATTTTTGATACTGACCAGTCTAAACCAGCCTTCTGCATCATTTGTTGTGGAGACAGGTCATTTGATACTTGTGTACCAATCTCACCCCAAGGTGAAGAACCAGCGTATGCCATAGTCTCGATCTGAAGGATATCATTCATGCTCATAGTTTTCTCTCTTTTCTCTAGTTAATTTCTCATTCTCAATACAAGTATTATATCATACTCAATACAAGTTTGGCAACTGTTTTCTTGAAATTATTTTAAGAAAGTGTATATTTCTATGAGTTCTTCTTTACCCTTAACTTTGATGTCCCCAATCTTACGGGATACTGTGTCGGTCAATTGGTCTTTGGTGTGACTTGAGTAGATGGTCGGGAAGTCTTTGTAGTCCCCTCGTGCAGCCGTTGCTTCCAATCGTGCGGCAAGGTTTACCGCGTCACCGATAACTGAATAGTCAAATCTGGACTCAGAACCCATATTACCAACAATACAGTCTCCGGTATTAATGCCAGTACCAACATTGATGTCAGGAAGACCTCGCTCTTTGTAAGTTTCCTTAAGCTCATCTGTTTTCTCCTCTATTTCTTTGGCAGACTTTACTGCCATGTCTGCGTGGTTCTCACAGGGTACAGGTGCGTTCCAGAACGCCATGATACAGTCACCCATGTACTTATCGATAGTACCACCGTTGTTTAAGATAATCTGTGTCATCGCATCTAGGAACTCATTGACCAACTCAACCAATCCTTCGGGATCATCGTTGTTCTTGTAGTGTTCTGAGATCGGAGTGAAGCCACATATATCCATAAATAAGAACGACATCTCCTTACGTTCGCCCCCTAGTTTCAAAAGTGATGGATCCTTCTGAAGCATATATACCATGTCCGGAGATAAATATGTCCCGAACTGTTTTTTTACTTGCTCTTTCAATTTGTATGTGGTATAATACTGATTAAAAGACGATTGCCCAAATACAAGGAACCCCGCAATTGAGACCCAAACGATATCCAGCACAAAGTAAGAATTACTCCAGACGATCCACGATATTATCGGGACGCTTGAAAGAAACAAAACAGAACTTATCACCCCAACAACTGTGGGAAATCTATAGACCGATACAAGGATTCCTAGACACACTACCAAAATCGAAAGCACTTCAACTATTAGACTCCAGTCGGGCCTCTGTATTTGAACACCTGAGAGTACGGTCTGAATTTGATGGCCTTGAACTTCGTGGGGATACACTGCACCCATTGGGGTTGGTACTGGATTAGCAACTCCCTCTGCGGTCACACCTAAAATTATTATCTTACCTTCGGGGATGGGTTCGAGTATACTCTGAGACTTAAAGTCGTGCCAGAAGGCAACAGGCAACTCTGAGGACGGCTCTGTGACCAAAGGATCCTGTTTACCCAGTCTTATCCACTCTACACCAAGAGAATTGTATTTCACGGTGTAGGATGGTTCCCCTATCCACACCCTAACGGCGTCTAACCCAAGAGAGGGGTACGGTTGTCCGTTGATGCCTACCATTAATGGTGTCCGTCTGAGAACACCTGTAGGTTGATCAACTTCAGCGGATACTGCACCCACCCCCATACTCATCTGTGCGAGTTCCGGAATAGGTATCAGTATACCACTGTAGTCGATTAGTGAATCTATAGGTTTACCGAACGTAGATACGTTGGCATATATCCCTAGATCATCCGTAGTAGTTTGGCGTGTAGGTGCGCTGGCCAGGATTACGGGTTTTAGGGCGATTGATTTTGATAGTTCCAGATCCCCCGCAAACCGATCGGGTTCTGACCATATCATTGTTGATACTATTAGAGAATTGGGTGGTGCTTGGTTGATATACTTGGCGATTGTCTTTCGCGGCCACGGGTATTGTCCTTCCTTTTCAATTGATGCTTCATCTATGTTTACCAATACAATATCGTCTATCGAGATAACCTCGTGACTTTGTTGTAGTTGATCGTAGTATGCGTACTGCAACGACTTCACAATGTCGATCTGCGATACTTTTAAAACCGCGAACAGAATGATCACGGGGATGACACTATACCACTTTGTCATTGTTGTGTTATTGTAACAGAACAACCGCCTACTGTCAAGCAATTTTGCTGTAAAGTATAGGTTGCGGTTGAATTAAATTGTTTGAGAGTCAAGTCAGTACCATACGTACCGTCAAGAGTTATATTTGCGGTATGGGTTGCGTTGGGCCCTTTCTGACGGATGAACACATCGTTCTCGTCATTGTAGATATTGAGGTTGATTTCCTTTGCACCATCGTGTTGTTGGATGGTCGTAACCTCGTTGTTGTCTCCAGCTACGTGTAGATCGACTGCATGACCATCGACACTACCTTGATTGGTCTGTTGAATAGAAACACCGTTGTTGTCTCCGTGAACGGTTAGGTCAACGGTATGTCCACCGCCTTCCCAGTTATCGTACCAATAGTCATGGTTGGTATAACTCTCTGGATAATCGAATGCACATCCTTGACAGATCTTTACTCCATTACCAGAACCACTCATCTCATCTGTTGTAATCTTGTTTACAGAAGAAGTGTCTTCGTTGTATTGAATGAATAGAAGTCCACTATAGGTGGTGTTGATAAATGATCCAGTATCTAACATATCCACCACATTGTGTGAACCGACTTGTTCTATACCTAAACTGAAATTAGTACCGGATTGATCGATAGTTATTTGATTGTCCGCTGATGCGGTATCGGTGAAGAAACATATTAGACCAATGAAGAATATGGCCATGATACATGTATCTCTGAATTCGTTGTCGTCTTTCATATCAATTGCTCTGTCTTATTACCACCAAAATGTCATCACCCCCGTCTGCGGTGATCGTTCCTACGTAACCTTCTACCTCTGTATCTAGTCTTATACTACCTCCGGTTAAAAAGTTCAATGCAATAACACCGTTTACGTCACGGTAGAAAACAATACCTTGGTCTTCTTGGAAAACTGCATATTGACTGTCAACGTTCTTACCCCAGACAGCACCCTTCAACCTTATCGCACCACCACCTCTACCCGATTGCATATCTTCGAGATCACCCATAGTGCGTACTAATGCTTCTACTTCATCTAATAGATCCACCAACAATTCTGAGTCAAGTGCATCATAGTCTAATCTAGTGTAGACCGGATCTTCAGCGTAATCATCATATGACTTTTCCAGTTCATCGAACTGAAGGAAGTCTGCGTCCAATGAACCCATGTCTATATCAGCGTCATCTAACAACTGTTCTTGTATCGCCTCTGCCACTTCATCGGGTGGACTGACAATGAACATGTTATCGATTGACGATGGTGTTATATTCTCGATGACCACAACTCTGGTCGGAGGCGAGTCTAAACTAGACACCATTGTCGTTGCATAGGCTTGAGTGAGAGTAGTCTCACCCGCATCATTAGAAACAACAATCTCACCAGACGGATTACCATATTCGTCCGGTAATAATATAACGAGAGTCCGACCCAACTCATCGATCGTTGTAGTGAAATCCGTTCCACGGACAGCAATCTGTGCAGTCGGGGTAGAGATATCGATATTCTTCTTATCTACCATTCCCAATCGACCAGACGCAAATCGAGCAGTTCCAAGTGCCATCTTCATGACCATCTTAGACTTACTCGGATCTGGATCGTAATACACCTTATCAATAAAGACTTTGGTGTGTTCGATCAACGACAACTCAGCATCATCCTTGAACTTAATTAACATCCTTCCCTTTGCAGTTTGGGCTGTATCATTAAGTTCTATGTCAGTGCCTACCACGGACGATATGACATCCGTCTCTCTTAGCAAAGAACCGATTCCTTTCGATTCAACTATCCCGCCGATAGATTCTGCATGTACTACCCCAGAACCCATTGACAGTATAACACTAATTATCGTTGGCGTTATCTTTCTGATTAATCTGTATGACTGCATTGTCTGACGTAATATCCATAGTAATGATACCCTTACACGACTGTATTCCGGTTGGACACGTACCACTTAACTGGTTGATGTCGATATCCGCATTGTCACCGGCAAACTCTACTGTCTGTGTCTGATAGAAACCATCGTTCTGTAATGATACTATGTTATTACCGTCACCAGTAATGTCCCAGTCCCAAGTTACGTCATCGGTCTCAACGTCAATGTCGAACACATTAGAAGATCCAAGAACCTGTAGATCTAAATCTAAACGTTCAGAAGATGCAGCTGCACCTTGATCGAAATCAATTGTGTTAGAGTCGCCCGTCATTGTGATATCCATTGTGGTAGCGTCCGTAGATCCTATATCACCAATGAAATAATCGAGTACGTTAGCATCACCAGTCCACAGTAAATTGTATGTAGAACTGTTAGATGTCAATGTACCGAACAACAGGTTTTCGTTACCAACTTGATCGATGTTAAATGTTAGTGAGGAACCTGTGATCGGTGTCGCACTAGAATTTGTCGCGAAGTTGTCTAAACCAATTTTGTTACCGTAACCAATCTGATCGATATAAAGGGTAAGAGTGTTACCCGATTGATCGATGTTGATCTCGTTGTCGTCAGATGCTGCACCATAACTTAAACTAGAAAACAGTGCAACTAGTCCTATTAAGTACTTATTCATCGTCTTTACTTTCTCCTATCGGGTGACCTTCGTTTGTCCCATCATGCTGATGGGGATGACGATGTCCTGTCCCTACTTTCCAAAGACCTCTATCATGTCCTTGGTAGATTAACTCTAGTACGCCCGCTTCTATAGCCGTTCGTACCGCATATGTCACTGATTCATTATTTCCCACTCCGTCTTCATACTCCACCAGCTGTGTCCCCTGTTCGTAAAATCTAAACAAGTCTCCACCCGCACCATAACTAAGAATCGTCTTTGTACTCTGGACGTTCAACAAAACTTCTCCCGTCAGAACAGAAACTGCTCTGATAGAAACCGTCACAATATCTTTACGATACTGCCTAGAGAATCCGATACCTAATGTTCTGGCACCTCGTCCTCCAGTCTGGATATTGGTATCATAACCAATAATACCTCCTTCAATAATCATACCAGCAAAGAGCAAAGGCCCAATACTACCAGACTTCTCGTCAGAGTATTCCTTACGGGTTGATCGAACGATCTGTCTCTCTCGTACCAGATTATCGATGCCCTGTCTCTCTACTACACGGAACCACTTACCTTGGGATGCCGTCTTGAGAGCGTCTATTAATAACTCGGTTCCCCCTTGGGATACCGCAGTACTGAAGTCCGCAATTCCATCGCGTGCCTTCCGTTGACCAGTGAGATCCTTAAATCCATATACAGCTACAACTGGCATGTTTGTTGCCGGTGGTACGTTTAATAAGTCAACGTATGCCGGCAACTTTACTACTGTAGGTTGATCTACGCAAATATACTTGCGAGACATAACCTTGTCTAATCCTTTGTCCGTTCCACAATCTTTCGGGTTTTCTGACCATTGTGGTATCTGAGCGCAACCTGTCATAAAAATGACGCTCAACAATAGTAGATGCAATTTACGTACCATCACCACCATCACTCCCGTCTGTACCGAAGTTACCTGTTCCGACAGGTATTTCGATCACGGTCTCAGTTCCATCTGTGTCGATGATAGTCATCTTGATGTAATCTTCACCGGCTTCGTTGGTGAGTACCTCATATGACACAACTGATCCCTCAAGGGTAAATGACCCAAAGGTTACTGCATTTTCGTTGCTGAACATATTGTCCACCAACTGTTTAGATAGTTGTGCATAGATTCTACTCTCTAGATTACGTATGAACTTGGCTAAGGTTGTATTCTCTGCTTCCCGTTCTGCGGCCTTTTGTGCCGCCTCTAACGCATCCTCGATAGATTTCTTTCTACTGTGTTCTTGGTTTTCAATGGTGAGATAGTGTGATCCAGTACCCACTCCACTAAAGGACGGGTTCTTAAAACCAAATGTTATCTCTGACGTTGCCGCCAATGGCGACATCATTACCAAAACAAGAATACTACTTGTTAGTCTTTTTATCATTTCGTTCAACCATTTCCTGCTGTTGCAGTATCATATCTAATTTAGTACGCAATCTAATCAAGTCATTGTCGAGCATTCGTACTCGATCGATCAACTGGATCAGAGTCAAATGCGACTCCTCTATCACTGGATCTACATGGTCAGTAACCCAGTGCCACACATAATAGATGAAGTACCCTAATCCTATACAAGCGATAATGGGGAATCCATATGTGTTTATCATGTCTACGATATTTAGTGATTCGATAGGTTCCATCAATCCTTCCTCGAATCTTTCTGTCCATCGGCCCTAGACAATCGGTCTAGGTCTGGCCGTAAGTCAAAAGAATGTGATATCAACAAGTCGATACGAACCAACTCATTGTTCATAGTTTTTATTCGGTTTTCCAAACTCAATACAAATCCGCGTTGCGTCTTGATATTACTCAAGGCACCGTCCAGTATAAATTTTAAAGTTAGGAATACGAAAAATCCTCCGGCGAGTGCGGAGGCGATAGGGAATCCAACGTCCATGACGCTTAGAAATAAATCCATCGTAATACCTTCAAATCAAAAGACTGTGAAAGTATTTATACGTCTAGACTATTTGATCTCGCCCTTTTCTATCAAATCGGTAAATATGTCCCACATTTTCTGGAACTTTAGTTCATACATCTTCTTTATACCGAAGTATTGGTTCATAAGTTCGTCTTGATACTCTGCATCGCCACACTTATTCTGCCACTTGGGGTCGTCTACGAAGTGACACGTAGCTTCGTCTATATCATCTAGTATTAACCAACATCGCATCATTGCATTCTCTAAATCAAATCTATCACTCATTCTATAACCTTCCAGTCAGTTATTGTTTTCACATCAATAGTTTCCCATCGTCTACTTACTACATCAAAGAACGCCAGAACACCATTGTCTTTTTGTTGTTTCAATGATGTGGGGGTGGCAAGTAAAGTGAAGTTAGAACACAACTCTTCACCTGTTCTATAATGGTTAAACGTAATCTTCACTACACCTTTGTATGCAGCGTTAAGTAATTTATCAGTGTCCATCTATTCCTCTTGGAATTTTTGTTCTATGTATTTAGCGAAGGCGGTATGCGCCTCTGCACTTGGGTGATGGCCAGACATAAAACCAACACACTTATTATCTTTGTCTACGACTTCGGTACATACTTGAGAGAAGGACTTTCCACTAGCAAACCCCAGTCGAGATTTCTTTGGTAATGAATACATCATCTTCTTTATCATATGTTGCCAGTCTTGCAGGGATTGGACTTCAGGTCTATTACAATCAAGGATCGCGTTCAATAACTGTCTCCACTGATTCCTATGGAACTGAGTCATAACTAGTTTGATTCCTCGCGCCTCACATATCTGATGTATCGCAATCATGTAACTCATCTGGTGAGTAATGGCCGTACGAAACATTAGATTCATTTCATCATAATATAGGTGCAAGGCATCCTTGGTTCGGTTTTTAGCGAAACCTATGCTGTTAATACGGGTTGGTGACAACTGAGTGATACTGTTGTATCTAGGAACATGATAGAGATGTTCATCTTCCGGTGACACGTCATTGACAATCTCTTCTCTCTCCCATGCAGACCACACTATAACCATGTGAGTACAATCATCTGCATGTTCGGACGATAAGAAGTTTAATGTGTCACGGAAGATCTTATGGTTACTGCCTCCGCAACTGGCGTAGTTCATTAGATCTATGTCTAGTGACTTTGCCAGTTTGTCGGAGAACCTGTGGTGTTGATGGGTGGGCGGATTAGTATTAAAACCCGGCAGTTCATCCCCCCAAACAAAACTACAACCATTTGTAAATAGCATTACTTTCCGCTATTCTCATGATCATGGACGTGCAATGCGATTAACGCATAGTGCAACACCTTCATTATATCATCACGGTTGTGACCGTTCTTGTGACCATATCGTTGTGTATACTTGAGTATATTACCAAGAGTAAACCCGATACCATGCCCGCCATCAATGATGAACTCAGTCGCTTGAAATTTGTTTTTTGAATAGTGTTGATCATATGTCTTATTGACGTATTCAAGTAATCCATCTAGATTCTCCTTTTCATTATATTTATACTCAACGGGGGGTTGTAGGTTAAACTCGATCTTATAGTCGGGGTCAGCTACTGTCCAGTTATCGTCATCGTAATATTCAGATCCTGCCATTATTTTACTCACTCTCAATTTCTTCTATTAACATATCCCGCATCATCTGTGCGGAACGATCCTTTGCATCGCCATTTGCGACACCGTTGTTTACAAACTTATATGCAAGGGTGATTCTCTCACCCCCAGCATACGCACTGTGCCAACATAGATTCTCTGGTTCTTTGTCTGAACCAAAGTAGTAATGTCTACATTGCCAACCTTTTACATCGGGTATGGTAACCATCTCTCCAGTCTTATTATCTAAGTACCGGAAGAAACCATTACCATCACTCCATGTGAAAAGAATCTGATATGCATTCGCATCGTAGTTAGTGTGCCAACCTACGTACCCGCCAGGCGCATAGTAAGTCAACAGTGCGGACGTGTGTGCGCCCAACTCCTTCGCGAAATCATACTTGACCCGTTGTTTGTAGTCTGACCAAACTTCCGGATCTTCCTTACACATCTTCGCAATAGGTGAACCAAAGTATTTTACGGGTGCGCCAATAAGTTTATCTGATGACAGACACTCGTCCAAATACTCACGTTCACAGTATTTTGTACCAGCCATTATACCATCTTCGTCATGGAATGTCCAGTGTTTTTTGTGATCGTAATCCGGAGTAGATAACATCTCATCTGAGATACTATTCAAACGATCTAAAAACTCCTGATTCCGGATTACGATCTCAGCCATTACAGGATCAACCCACTCACTGCTTGAAAGTATGCCTTCTCAATCTCATCATTGGATTGAGCAGTGAACACGATACCACCACTATAGAATGACATCACGGTTGGGTTCTCCTTACCTGTCACACATACACCACGGGCAAAACCCATACCTTCCTGTGTCTGGATTACCATACGTGGATCATCGATAGTAAGTCTCGATGGACTCTCGTCACTGAACTTACCTACAAACTCACCAGCTGCTGTAACAACTGATATTACTTCACCATTTTTATAACTCATTTTATTCCTCAAGTGCTTTAATTACATCGGGAAAGTGTTGCCCGATTATTTCCCAACATTGTTCTGCAACGGTCATATGTTCTTTCTGTGTACCGTTACCCATTCTCAACTCACAATAATGTATCCATGATCTTAGCGATCCTGCCATATACAGAGTCGTTTCAGTATTACCTTCTGGTAAGACCGCACGTGCCTGTTCTTTTGCGATACCATTATCTAGTGCCCATTTATATATCTCTTTGGACTTATTGATAACTTCTCGTTGTTTCATACTCCACTGTTCCACCAGAGCATTCCTACTTGTCTTTGCGCCTTCACTACCCACACCGTATTCCGCATGAATCTCAATAGAGTTCTGTCGGTTCTTCGGATCTTGGAGTCGAGCCATACGAGTAGAGAAGTTCTCACTCTCTGCGTATCGTTGACTAAACTCTTGGAATGAAAACGAGCGATGACGAATAATCTGACGGGAGATATCACGTGTTGTTGTGATCTCCATAGTTAGGTGAACCATCTCCAGAGGCGACCAATGGTTCTCCTTGATAAGATAACGAACCAATTTACCGGCAGTTACCTTATTACTCTGGTTAGCGGGATTACTAACCCTAGCTGCATATGCAACCAACTCTTCTGCTGTATGACAATCCGTAGTCGCAGAAGGTTGACTTAGACATACTAGTTTTACTTTACTCATCATCCGATTCCTTAATAAAAATTCCATCTACCATACGTCCCTTTCTGTCTTTGATGTCGTGGTATGCAACCTCAAGACAGTGTTCCATAGGTAGTCCGTTTCGTTTGGCAATGTTGATTAACACTACCATGATGTCACCAATATCATCTGCGACATCCTTTCCCTTACACACGTTGTCAGAGAGTTCTCCGACTTCCTGTATTAGTTTCATCACCTGATCTTTATCTGTCGCACCATCGATCAAATTACGATCAATATGCCACTGTTCAACCAGTTTAATCAGTTCTTGCATTTTTTCTCTCCGCATCTAAGAATACCGCATTAGTAATAATAGTAGGTACAATTATGGATAAGTGTACCGCAATCGACATCGGTATACTGTAACCTAGCCACCCAAAATAGAACATCGCAATCAAACCAAAGAACCCACACCACATAACAAATAGGACGGTCAATAGGTAACCTTGTAAAACGGGATCTGGAATAAACCGCAATGGGTTAAACCTTAGATCCATTACTATGCGATATGCATTTATAATACTAGTAATTGTCTTCTTCATCGTCATACTCTTCTTCCTCTTCATATTCAATATCTATTACGCCTTGATCTTGGAAATATTCGATCGTAGCTGCTACGCCTTCTCCGATACCGTCTCTATAACCGAAGTGTCTACCCAAGTAGAACACTCCCGCCATTAACATAGTAAAGAATAAGGCACCAACTTCGGGTGACATAGGTAAACTAACCATTAGTAATTAAAATCCTTGAATTTGTTTTTCTCGGCACTCATTCGTTGGCCACTAGAAGTATTATCAAAGATGGGTTTGTCGTCCCAGCCTTTGTCTTGATCATCATCATCAACCTCACTAGACTGATCACAATCAAATAACTTCATCTTACTTCTATCTACCCCTACCATAAATCGTTGATTTGAGGTCGGGTCGTTGTAACGGTTCTTCAACTGTTTGACCATGATCTTACCTTGGGCATTCAGTTCATCGTTACTAATCAATGCAAACATAAAGTCAGCAGTTGCAGGCAGACCGAACGACTCGGACGTATCTTCCAGACCAATGTCATCATTACCAAAACCAGAACGTGTAGTCTGTGTCGCAGATACGATAGGCACATTGAACTCTACTGCCAGTCCTCGTAACTCTTCCGCAATACTCTTGATATAAGAATAAGAATTAATCGCACCACCCATACCCTTCATACGAGACGAGGCACAGATATTCAGATAATCAATAAAGACGATATCCGGTACGAAGTTCTTCTTCAACTTCAACTCATTCATCAATGCACGGAAGTGATTCGCATGGGCTTGTCCGGTAGGATATTCCTTGATAATCAGTTTACCGTTGGTCTTGTCAGAGATTGCCTTGACTCGATCGGTGAACATAGTCTTGGACAGATTCTCTAACTGATCGATCGCCACGTCCATTAGGTTCGCATCAATACGTTCTGCGATACGTTCTTCTGCCATCTCCATAGTGATGTACAATGCGTTCTTACCCGCAGACAGAGCTGCACCGGCAACGTGACACATGTACAACGATTTACCAACACCAGTACCCGCAAGGGCAATGTTCAGTGTCTTGTTAGGCAGACCACCCTTGGTGATTGCATTGAAGTATTCTAGATCAAACGGTAGACGTTCTTCTTGTTCATGATAGAATGCGAAACGTTCTTCAACACTTTCAAGATAATCGTGACCCACGTTGGTATCGAACGAGACACCCAGTGCCTTACTCAATACATCGGGGATCGCATTCTTGGATAGATCTTTGTGCTTACCGTCAATGATAGAAATAGATTCCATCACGGCATTATAGACCGCACGATCCTGACACCACTTCTCCGTAGTATCAATCAACCAATCTAGGTTCTCTTCTTTCTTAGTGAATACATCGGGTAGGATTTCCATACCATGACGGTACGCTTCATCACTGAGTCGATCGCCCTGATCAACCTCAATCTTGAATGCTTCCATAGTAGGAAGTTTGTTGTACTTCGCAATAAACAAGGTCAGTTCTTTGAACAAACCCTTGTACACGCCCTCGAAGTAATTGGGATCGAGGAAGGCCGCAACCTTCCTCATGTACATGTCGTTAGTCAGTAGATTCCGTAGAATCGTCTGTTCTAAATTTATCTCCATAAGTATCATCCATCTCAGCAGTTTGCAATGTTCCATTGTGGTACGACTTTTCAAGTACGTCCTCAAGGATGTCAGCGGCGGTATTCTGTAAATCAATATCTGTCGTTTGGAGATCTGGATCTGGTGATGAGATAACGAAGAAGTTGAACTTCAAACATTTTTCTGCACCATCAAAACTTACATTACCATAACGTAGAACTGTCTCGACAAAGTCTCCACGTAGGACACGAATGTCCCACGCTTGTTCGTTGTCAGCGTCAGCGGGGATCAACTCATAGTCAATCCCCTCACTCATTTTTTCAATATCTATATCACGCATCGCCTTCGACCATTATATCAAATTCTACCTCAGATGGCAACCCTATTTGGAATTGTTTCTTCAAGAAGTCTTTGAAGTCGGTGTTCGCAAAGATCGGTGTCCAGAAATCTTCCTCGAGCGTTTCCTTCTGTCGGAACTTCCGGTCTTCACCATTACGTGAGTACCAACCATTACTTGGTTTGACAACATATCCACCGGCTAATGCCACGTCCAATAGACCAGACCACTTCTGTACACCACCGTCCCACGATACACTGATCGGAATCTTGGACTGTTCTTTGGTGTAACGTGACTTGTCCACCTTGATCACAAAGTCATAACCTGTAACCTCAGTACCAGTCTTGTTCTGTCTACGACCGATGATCCAGATGTTGTCGGCACTATAGTAGATACCAGTACCACCAGATACCACGTCTTTAGGGAACAGACCGATCTCTTTGTACGTATGGTTGATCGCAATCATTGGGATCTTCTTCATATTCAGATACGGTGTAGTCATACGGAACAGAGACTTGAACGCCTTTGCACGTGACATATCTGCAACTGACTTCTCGTTGATCGCATCGTCCAGTTCTTTCTTAGATGCAAGGTTACCGACCGAATCGATTACAATGATCACATCGTCCTTCTCATCCAGTGCTTCCAGCTGGTTGATCAGATCGAACTTCAACTGTTCTACATCCTTGATCGGACAATGTAGTACACGGTCAGTAGGAATACCGAACTGTTCGAAGTATGATTGAGGTGAACCAAACTCGGAATCATAGAACAACATCACTGCATCTTTCTTCTTTTCAAGATAAGCGCCTGCCATTAATAACGCAAACGATGTCTTGAAGTGTTTACTAGGCCCCGCGAGTACGGTCAACCCAGGCGTAACACCACCCTCAGTAGACCCAGACAATGCCACGTTGATCATTGGCACGTCAGTAGGAACCATGTCCACTTCCTGAAAGAACTTACTATCTTGGAGGATCGCAGTCTCTTTGATCTTAGACTGTTTCCTCAGTTTATCCATCACACTCATTCATCATCTCCAAATGTTATATTGTTAACTTTCTCTCGATCATCTTTTTCATACCCTTTACGATAACCATTATTAATTCGAATGACTTCTTTAATCATATCGAAACATACTACATTATCACCCTCACCCATTTCAGAAAACTTTAGGAAAGCAGCGATATCTTTGGGGAAACATGCACCCCCGAATCCACGTTTACCATCATAGCCAGGCACTCGTGTATGTCCAACACCAACTCGTTTGTCAGCACCCATCGCACGTGTGATTACATTGTAACTACACTGGTACGAATTAACCAGATCATAGAACTGATTGAAGAACGTTACCTTAGTTGCTAGGAACGTGTTCACACCGTACTTAACGAATGATGCCTCATGGGCAGACATACGGAAATACTTAGTAGATTCACACAGACTGAACACTTCGTACATGTTAATCAAGTCAGTAGTGGCAGAATCTGCACCACCGAATACATGGAACTCTGCGTTGACGAACTGTTCTTCGGCCGCCTTCTCAGTCAGAAACTCTGGATTGTAGATAAGACGATTGACTGCCTCATCATTCATACTGTTCATCAAACGATCTACCACATCTGGTGTAATTGTTGATTTGATAACAATTAATGATCCAGTATGGGTTGCAAGTTTTAGTACAGCTTCTTCTACAATAGACGCATCTACCGTATGGTTCTCACTCATGGGCGTAGGCGCACAAATGAATACTACATGTGCGTCCCACTCCAGTAGATCATCTACAGTTGTCCCTACCTTGGGATCTGCGATTCTCTTCTCGACCAGTGGATGTGTAAATGCGTAGTCTACCGCCCTACCAACAAACCCGTGACCAACAATGCCCAATCGAAACTTGTTCATTGGACTGATCGGTTGGGTGTGATGGGGTGCAGGCATATCACTGATCTTCCTACCCGCACGTTTAGGTGTTTCAGGTAGATACTTGTCAAAATCATCTGCCACTATGATACTCCTTATACCATTCGTAAAAGTTAGCGACACCAGTCTCAATATCTGTTGTTGGTTTATAACCAAGTTCTTGTAACTTCTCGGTGTTACTCCAAGTCTCTAGAGTATCTGCGGGATGTCGGGGTGCAAGATTTACTTGCGCCTCATGTCCCACATTGTCACCGATCGCTTTCACAAAATCCATCAGATCAACCTGTGCGCCATAACCAATATTAAAGATCTCGTTAGTCTCGATGTCATCTTTCTGTAGGATGATCTCAATCCCATCAATGATATCTTCGACATAAGTGAAGTCTCTTTTCATATTACCGTAATTATACACGTCTATGCTCTGATTGTCAAGCGTTTTCTTTGTAAATTGGAACAGTGCCATATCTGGACGACCCCAAGGGCCATAGACAGTGAAGAAACGGAGACCTACATTGCGGACTCCAGATATAGCAAACTGTAACTCGTTGATGTACTTCGTGTACGCATATGCATTACGTTGTTTAGCGGTGGTCAGATCTTCTGTCCAACCCTCGTCTGGAATAGGAGTTTCACCATATACCGAACTCGTAGATGCATAGACTATGCGTATAGTCGTACCCTTACAAATCTCGATGAGATTCTGAGTACCATCAATATTGTTAGAATGATACGCACGTTCCTTACCGAACGAATCTCTCACGCCCGCATGGGCGGCAAGGTGAACGATCTGATCCGGTGAAAACGTATCAATAATTTTCTTGAGTGTGTCGTAGTCCCGTAGATCACATACTTTGATGTCTAACTCAAAGTGTTGTGTCCGGTCTACCTTTAGTTGTGGTTCGTACAAATGGTCATTGTAGTTATCAATTCCCAGTACTGTGGCGCCTTTACTTCTCAATCTGTTCATTAACTGCGAACCGATGAAACCAGCCGCACCTGTAATTAAAATCTTCATTATACTGTCCTATCCGTTTCTGTAAACATATTCTAATGCCCTGTCTGCCTCTTTGATAAGAGGTCTGTTCTCATACCAGTTACCTGTCTCCGAATCGAACTGTTGACACATTTCTGCGATTTCGTTTGCGGAGATGGGATACCCTTTACTTATAGCGTGGCCAGCTATTGCAACCATGATCTGATACATTTTGTGATACCACCCTGTACCAGATATTGCACGGTACTCAACTCCCAAACGTTTTGGAAAGAATGGACAATCGTGGTAACTCGACCAACTGAAATTGGTATTGTCCAATTGATCTTTACGGTGTGCGATTACCGCATTCTGCATTTCTTCGGGTAGTCTATCTAAGAAACTATTCCCAGACTTAACTTCATACTTATGAGTGGCCATAAGTGAATCAGTGTTAATAGTATCGCCACTGTGACTAAAGTAAAAGTTATTTGCATTAGGATAGTCCGCAGGAACGTAATACATTCTAGCGAGATCCTTAGTTTGTGGATCTCCGATGTCTCCAAGTTCTTTATTGAGTGCGTACCAGAAGTGTTTGATTCTATCTTGCGGTATAGCGTTGTCAAGATCGAATACAAGTCTGAACTTCGGTTGATCATTCTTCGAACTAGCAGTACTATAACAAATGAAAGACCAACGACCAAACCTATCAACCAACTCATTCTTTACCCCTTCTACAGATGTATCAGAAAAGGTATAGTCATCGACATCAACAGCACACCAATTGCCCCAATGAGTAACAGATTTATTACTACGTGTAGTACCTTCCTGAAACATAGCAGGAGTAATAAGAGGACTAGAGTTTCTACCACCTTTCTCACCTTTTTGATTAGATAGCCCGAACAACAACTCATCGAACTCGACCCATGATTTTACTGAGACGGTTCGATGCGTTTTGTTGTCAAACTGATTTTTAAATATAGTTAATTCGTACATAGGTACCCATTATAACACAGCATGATATAGTTTGTCAAGCATTATCCGAAGAAGTCTTCTAACGTGGCCTTCGGTTCGTCTTCCCATCCGACCGCATCCAGAATCGGGGTCAGTGGATCTAGGAAAGTTTTGTTGAACATCTTGTCGTAATCTACGTACTGGTGCAGATCCAGTTCCTTGGGTAGGTTGAGAGGATATGATATAACGTTCTCACCTAGACGGTTGGGCATCTTGAGGTAGACAAACTTGACCTTAGATCCGTTCTTGATTAGTTCGTACCTTTTACTTAGTCCCTGACTAACTACAGAGTTATTGTACATCAATGCACCACGCACGTGGATCGGTGTGCCTTTGGAATAGACAGTCTTCTTGTCTGCCCACTTGACCACGTCAGATACTCCACGGGGAAACGAGATATCTTCGGGAGGCATTTGTTTGAACGCCTGTTTGAAGTCTGAGATATATTGTTGCGTCTCCGTCTCCGTCCCGTTAACAATTACACCGAACACTTCCTTGAACTTCTCCCGCACGACTTGGGGCGTAGATGACTTGACCGCCTCGATACCCATCATCTTGAGTTTGGGTTTTGCGTACTGGACACCTTCGTTGTTGTGTACGTTTAGGATGTACCGTTTCTTTGCAACCCAGATACCTTTATCCGCGATCACCTCACGTTCCATCTCCATGCGATTCTCATATGCATTGGTGGTCTCGGCCAGTTCCGCATACGATTCACGGAGAATCTTCTCGAAGTGTTCGTGACAGATCTTGTCTAAGAATTTAACAGGATCTTTAGGACTGAACTTATCAACAAGGGGAGACATGCGAATGTAAACACTATCGGTATCCATTGCGATAACGTAGTCTTCTTGAGTTCCCAGTATTTTCTGCATCTCATCGTTCACTGCCCTCTCTGCCCACTTGATAGATAACTGACCCGCCAGAGTGATGGACTCCGCAACACGTTGGTCAAAGTAACGGAACCAACGATTACCTAGCGCACCATACAGGGAGTTCATAAGAATCTTGATCGACATCTGTTGGTTGTCCAACTGTGAGATCTTGTTGGTGAGTTCCTTGGTCGGGTTCTTCTCGAACTCTTGTTTAGATTCCAACATTTGTTTCTTGACAATCTTACGTTCATCGGAATACTGTTTAATGATAGTAGGTACGATACCCGTCTTAGCTTTCGAGAACTTAGAACCAGTCGGTGCGAGAGTATAGTCGCCTTGGTGAGTGACCTCACGGTTAAGGAACTTCTCCACCGATACGTCATTGACGAATCCGTCCAGTACAGTTTCGGGTGACATGTTGTACTGAACAATGATATTAGGATACAGGGACGCAAGGTCAAAAGATGTGACCCACTCGTGCGACCCAACCACCGGATCTTTTACGTAACCACCCATGAAGTCAGACTTGGGTCGTTCTACCTTGGGCGGACACGCAATCATTTTACGCATCAGTAGTCGGTAGATGATACTGTCCCAGATATTGGTAGTACCAAGGGCATCGATATAGTTCACACCACCACGATAGGCCATCGTCATACACAATTCGATCAGTCCCAGTTTCTCGTCCAGTCTGTCTACGAGTTCCACGTCCTTGATGTTATAGTCAATGAACTTCTGGAAGTCGTGTAGGTACAGAGAGTGGAGTGAACCGTGTTCTTCATAGGACAGTTTGCGTTCACCCAGAACTACGTGGGCGATGTTATCCAGTCGGTAAGACTCTTGGCGTCCCCACGTATTGAGAGTAAACTTCTTGAAGATCTCAAGGTAATCGATCTGTTCTACCCCAGTGATGTTGTAGATCTGAGACTTCATACCCTCGTCAAAGTATGTCGCTTCTGAGACCAGACCCCACGGTGAGAACTTCTTGGCCTGATCGAACCCTGCCAGTTTAGTCATTCGGTTGATGAGATAGGGCAAGTCAAAGGTGCGAGAGTTCCAACCAGTAATAATATCTGGACAGTGAGATTGCCACCAGTCTAGGAAGTTGGTCATCAACGTGACCTCATCTTTACAGATACGGTACGAGACATTGTCGGCCGCATCATAGGATTGCATACCCCATACGTGATACTCGTCCGACCCGCGTTCCTTCATGGTGATAGAGATTACCGGATGGTCTGCCTTGGATGGTTCGGGGAACCCGTCATCAGACTCGACCTCGATATCGATAGTCCAGATAGAAACCTGAGTAGGATCAAATCCGATTACGCCAGGATATTGTTCCGCGATAAACTGTGTGACATAGTTGGTGGTACCGAAGATCTTGAAGTTCTCGACACCATCGTAACGTTTGGCGAAGTCACCCGCCTCTTTCATGTTACCGAACGTGATCGGTTCTACGTTAGATCCGTCCAGACCAGTCCAACGCGATTCGCGCTTGTTGGAAGGAACAAACATCGTAGGTTTGAATGGGATCTTCTTCTTGACACGGACACCGTTCTCGATCCCGCGATATAATAGATTGTTGCCGTAACGTGCAACTGACGTGTAAAAATCCATATGGACTCCTCATAATGTAGGTGGTATTATAACACAGCTGGCCGGTATTGTCAATCAATAACGTGAAAATATGGATGTCTTTCCCAAGGTTTTTTTCTGAACCTATCTACGTACCCAGTATGGTCTTGTGTCACCTTTAATGATTTCTTAATTACTTGGGTGGTGGGTATTGGAACCCATTCAAGTGATTCTTTTTTGTCTTTGATTTCTTCGGGGGTGAAGGGTGGATTGATTCCTCGATCAAGGTTATAGTCGAAGTTGTAGATCCTTCTCATGTCTCTATCAGTTTTACCCCTACCCAGTTCTGTACAGTTATGCCAAGGGGCAACGAAAGTCTCGTATCGGAGTTTATACTCTTCGTCTCTACAATAATGATCGGTGATGTAGGTTTTGAACAATCTCTCCATACAGGCATATGGCCCACCATTGATAGGGAAACCCTGATTATCACCTTTAGTCAATATATGATGTGACCATTGAGCAAAGGACTTATCGATCCGATAACAACCCATGAACAGACCTATGTTAGAATACACATGAGTGAGTCGGTGACTGAGGTAGACTTGTCGTCTGAAGTTATCTTCTTGTTCTGGAAGCAAGAATGTATCGTGTTCCGTTACCCAGAAGTCTTCGTCTGTGAGAGAACGTTGTCTGATCAATTCGAAATGGGAACATATCCCAGCCTTCTCTGAAGGACTCATTTGTCGATTGTTGCGGTCTTTCTTATCTTGTCCCGCAAGACTGACTTTCCAGTTATACTTTGATTCGATGTTTTCCCAATCTTCGTGTTGGGGAGTGATGGCTTCGAAAGGTACTATTTCTACTATGTCTGATACTGGTTCGAAAGACTTTTTAGATATTTCGTGATACTCCATCGAGACAGGATTATCCGACATTACTATCTGGTAGAACTTGAGTTTCTTTCTCATAACAACCTTATAAAGAAAGGGGCCATTGCTGACCCCTTGTAATTTTAAACTAGTGGTGCAAGTGCAAGTGCAGTAGTAGCAAACGCCACTATAAACAATGCGACTTCCATTACCCACTCGGCCGAGTTTCTGCACGACCGTGATCTAAGGGCTTTCATATTTAACCTCGAAAAATTAAGTGATAGAAATTTTACGAGGACGCTTCTCTTCGGGTAATACTACCTTCAAATTAATGACAAGTATACCATTACTGTAAGAAGCTCCGTCTACTTCGACATATTCACTCAAGCGGAAAGTCCGTCTAAACTTCTTGGTAGAGATCCCCTTGTGGAGGTATTCGCCCCCTTCCGGTTGTTTACTCTCACCGCTGACGCTCAACGATCTTTCTTTCTGCTCTATACCCAAATCATCTTCTTCGAATCCGGCACAGGCCAGTTCAATAGAGTATTCGGTTGCACTTCGTTTGACAATATTGTGCGGGGGATAATTATCCTTCGCATGTCTTGAAATGAAATCGAGTTCGTCCAGTAGATGATCAAATCCTACAAAGGATGCTCGTGGAAATAGTTGTGATGCTTTTGTATTAGTCATATTGTTTCTCCAATATATTATTGCAAGAGTTATACGGGTACCGAACCATTCGCATACCCGCCGTTATTTATACTTAGTAATACTTTTGTTAGACGTTATAACTAAAAGTAATGACCTAGAAGTATACACTAGGGTCTGGATTACCTTCGACACCAAAACTAAATGTTACCCGACTAATCTCTGGTACCACTTGGTGATGTGTGCCACGGGGAATCCATATGTAATCGCCAGGCTTGAAGTCGAAGAACTCGTCATTGTTGACACCTTCAACCTTCAGTTGTAACGTGGAGATTACCTGAACCAAGAACACGTCCATCGAATCTTTGTGCCAAGGATAACTATCACTAGCATATCCAAACCCACTAAACGCAATGTTTGTGATCTTGTTTCCGTGTAACGCAAATGTATCTTGCATTTCTGCCTCGATCTTCTTTGCGAACTCTGGTGCGGATGGTCTATCGTGAAAGGCATTAAGACCTATCCGCATTTTACTGGTGTTGGTATCACAAGCGTCTTTTGGGTGAGTATCCAACATGGCCATATACTGAGACCAGTCATATGTCATTTCGATAGGAAGTGTACCACGGAAAGGTCTCTTCTCCGCAATACAATCTTCTTTATCATCTCCGTCAAATATACCAAAAAATTCCATCACTTGTTACCTATATTATATTTCGGACAGAGTTCCCACTCGTCCTTCTCCTTAAATCCAATGATTTTAATCTGTCGCATTGGAGCGCAGTCTTTTGCAACTTCGGGTGTCTGGATCTCTACGAGTCCCCAGTCAGCCAATAGTGTTGCGATAGTGTTTCTTCTCTGAATGTCCGATAGTTCGAGGTTAGATTTCTTGCCATCCAACATAAACAATTCTTTGAAATGCACAATAAAGTATCTTCCCTGTTTGTGCAATATATGACAACTTTGAAATAATTTATTCTCTTTACGAGACGCAACGCCAATTCTGGTAAGTGTTTCCCTTACCTTGAGAAAGTCGTCTGGTTCCGTCAAGGTTATCTCTAACATTTTAGAGACACTCCATTCTACGATATTATTTTCGTCCACCTTTTTTCACCTTATTTTTTATTATTGCAACTTGATCGGAGGATAAGAGAGGGAGGATCTGAATGGCTTTAGCATTACTATATCCATAATATTCTCTTACCGCATCAATGTCACTGTCAGTTTCGGGTTTAACCCATTTGGAAAACCTTTTACGTTTCCTAACTATATTTAGTAAAAACTGAAATTGTAACCTTGCATCAACTTGCCAATAACGATTCATTTCATTTGCAAATAAAACAGTGTCATTGAAGTAAGATAGTGACCGATTAATCATGAAAGGATTGTAGGCCTTCTCTGACTCGCGATCTATAATTATATCTTTTTTCTCGAACGTGATCTGTTTTACTATCTCAAAAGGATTCATATTTGTTCTACCTTAGTACCACATTTGTTTAGGAAATTAATACCGTCATCACACCTCAAGTGAGGTGATCGGTAATAGACAGTACTAATGCCTGACTGATAGATTAATTTCGCGCAATCCATACAGGGGGCGGTTGTTGTATATAGATCCGCATTATAACACGATTCCATACTTCTGGCAACCTTTGCGATGGCATTAGTTTCCGCATGTAGTACCTCATCCTTGGTAGTCTGTTCCAACTGTATGCCCTTCGTAGGACTCCAACCCCTCGGATAAACTATGTGTTCACAAGCATTATCCCATCCGGAAGGCATACCGTTGTACCCTATACTTATAACACGATTATCTTTAACAATAACGCAACCGACCTTTAGTCGTTCCGCAGATGAAAGTTGTGCGTATCTCTCTGCGACTTCCATATGTGCTTTCTTCCACTTATCTACCATGAGTGTATATTCCCCGCTATGATAACGAAACAAGTTATGAAATTAACCAGTACAACTACGGTGCGAATCATTGCGATCTGATCAGCCTCACGATCGGTAGTTCCCTCTTTCTCACCAAGGGATTTTGCCCATAGTCTCCAAAGACGTTTACGTGTCGAATCTAACATTCTGCATACCAAAGTTGAAAGTCAGTTGGGTGCCTTTATCCTCAACATAAGACATTTTATCTTGCCAGTTCTCACATGTATTCAGTTCGTGTTTGGTGATCGTATAAGCGTAATGGTTGTCTTGCCATGCCTCTTCGATCTCACCCGCAGTGATTGCTTTGGCCAGATCATCAAAGACACCAGCGATATATGCCCTGTCGGTAGTTCTAGGATAACCAGTACTACCACCACGTTCTAACATTGTTACTACATGAATATCCATTATAAGTACTCCACGTTTGCCATGCATTCTGTGAGACACGCAACCAGATTGACTTCGTGGTCTGCAACAAATGCATTCTTGTATTGATAATCAGCGAGGATTAATACGAGTTGCGGTATTGAGTTAGGGGCCACTCGACCTTCCATAGAGTCATAGACACCACGGAACACTTGAGCGGGTTCGACATCCATATTGTTTACTACCCACGATCGCATCTTCTTGAAGTCCTTACCCTTGAGATGAGTGAAGAGATCATTGTAATTATTAGAAGTTTCGATTAGGACATTGGTTTCTAATGCACCACCAATAGAGTGACGTTGCGCCTCATTGATCACACGTCTCCAGTCGGGAGCATACTTCATGATCAGTTCTGCAATAACGTTGTCAGCATATGTCACACCTTCCGTATCGAGAATATTCTGTAGACGGGGCATGAACTGTTGACAAAGACCAGCGAGGATCTTCTTACTGTTGTTGAACTCATACACACTACATCGACTATGGAGAGGTTCGATGATCTTGTTCTTGAAGTTACAAGTGAGTATGAATCGACAGTTGTCAGAGAACTCTTCGATGAAACCACGGAGTGCGGGTTGCGTAGAGTTTGCGTTAAGGTAGTCCGCCTCATCTAGGATTACAACTTTGTAACCACCAGAGAGAGATACAGATGAGGCGAACTGTTTGATCTTACCACGTAGAGTATCGATATTACGATCATCGGAACCATTGATGATGATGTAGTCAAGACCCAGTTCATTACACATTGCCTTTGCGACAGTGGTTTTACCAGTACCAGCTCCACCCGCGAACATCATGTTCGGGACATCACCTGTCTCTACGATTTTTTGGAATACTTTTTTGAGGGGTGCAGATAAGATAGTATCTGCGATAGTTGCGGGACGATATTTCTCGACCCATAGAAAGTCATTAGACATTCGATTCTCCATAATAAAAAAGGTATTATATCACAGTTGATATAATCAAGTCAAGCATTAGTGGGACTTTTTATTGAGGAAAAAAATCCATAAAAACCTAACCGATCAAGATTTACTTCTGGCGTAGGAGTACCAGTATCTGAGATTTGGTCATGCGGGTATTAGTTTTAATCCCACGTTTTTCAGCAATGATACGCAACTTAGCTTTAGTAAGTCCGTCAAACTCTTCTGCGCGAGTCGCATCTAGACTACTATGCAACTCTTCGATTGACTTACGTGCAGACTCTATACGATCCTGTGCTTCTCGACTGTTCTCCATAAACTCACGGTTAAACGATTTAGAGAGAAACCATCCACATATGGAAAGTCCAATTAGAATATACACCCCTACAGCAATATCAGTTGCTTCCATCATCCTACTCCTCTGCTTCTTCGGCACCCTGTGCAGCTTCAACCATATTAATCACCTGTACCGCTTGATCACGTAATTGACCAATGGTGGTGAGTTCTTCCCCTTTAAAACCGCCACGTTGTACTACGGTGTCGATTACCGCAACACACGATCGTGCTACACGGTTTGCTAAATCATTCAACTGTTCTTGGTCTGACATGTTATGCTCCATACTTAGATGTTTTTTCGAGTGCAATAAAGTACTCGATTTCTGATTGTTGTGACTTGAACTGAGAGATAAGTTTCTTACTCATTCTTACAGTGAAGTCTTCATTTACTACTTTAAGGTTGTTCACATTCATAATGAAGTTGAACGGTGTCTCACTATCATACGTACCTTCCACGTCAATGGAAAACGCATTTGATGTCGCATCCTTACTATCAATAACTGATAGACGAACCGCACCACTTGCAGGCGTAATCGAAATCTCACTGTGACCCAACACAGATGCCGCACGTTTGACTTTTGATAATGTGTCTATATCTAGTGTAAACGTAACGTCTGCTTCCGGCATGATGATATCCTTGGTAGGAGTGGTCAACATGTCTTTGTCAGTATAGTAGTACTTGATCTTACTACGACCAGTAGAGTCACCTACGTTCACATAGTGTTCTGCGAAAGATAGATTAGGTTTGTCCACCAAGGCCAGTACAGACAAGAATTCGTTGAGGTCATAGATACCAAAGTTATTTGGCATGATCTCTTCGATAGATGTCTGCGACATTACGTTGCGGGCAACAGAGATAGTCTTGAGGTTTTGTCCCTCAGAGAATACGATGTTGGGGTTGATACTCGCATAGTTCTTGAGTACCGTAAGAGTTTTATCAGATAGTTCCATAATTAATTCCTAGATTGATCGGTTGTTAAGTTTCATATTATACCACAGTCGGCTGTCAGAGTCAAGCCGCTTCTTTCATTTTCGAGAAGTTTTTTTCTTTGACAAATTCGATACGTCTCTCGAAAGCCGCATCTTCTAGTTCGCCTTTGTGTGAGATCACAAACACATGGGTATCTTCACCCAGACTGTTAATAATCTTCATCAGATTGTCTACACCATCATCATCCAGAGACGAGTCAAATGTCTCATCCAGAATCAATAGGTTAGTCGCAACTGAATTCTTCATCTTCGCAATCTGTCTCCACGTAAATAGTAGGGATAGATCGATACGTTGTTTCTCACCCTCAGAGAATGAGTCATACGTAAATGCATCACGGTGACGTGATCGAATAGTCTCTTGGAAACTCTCGTCCAAATCAAAGTGTACAAAGAAGTCTAGAATCTGTAGATACTGGTTGGTCAACTGATTGATCACCGGAATGTACTGTTTGATGATCTTAGTTTTGATACCTGTATCTTTAAGCAGTTCTGCATTGACTTGGTTATAAGAGAACTGTTCGTTTAACTTATACTTGTCTTCGGTCAACGTTAGTTCTTCTTCACGTAGACTATCCAACTCTTTGTTAGCCGTTTCTAGATCACCAGTGTCATCGTGAATCCTAGACAACTCTGACTGTACAGCAGAAATGTTCTTTTGTAAACGAGAGATGGTCTGGTTGTTATTGTTCAACTCATTAGTATAATTACGTAACGACTCCATCATGGCATCATAGGATTCTTGGAGAGACCGTTGATCCGCCTCCTTCTCCTTGGCCAAGACCATAGTGTCGTTCAGACCCTTCGCCTTCCTCTTTGCCTTGGCGACCTTATCATCACGGATCTCTTGAGAGATATCCTGATCACACGAAGGACACACTTCGTTCTCCTCAAAGAACTTAGACTCCTTCACAAGAGACTTGATCTGTGACTTGAACGTAGACATATACTCTGTCAGTTCTTTACTCTTCTTAGCAAGACTCGCAATGTTATCCATGAGAGGTGGCTGACGTTCCGCAATGATCTGCGATAACTCAGTGTTACGTTCCTGTATCTGATCGATCTCAGAACTTATCTCCTCGATCTTTTCTTCCTTCTCATTACGGTATGCGGTATTCACTGCATTCAGATCACGTAGGTATTTCTTCTGTGCATTGACCTTAGTCTTACACATCTCAATGTTGTGATTAACATCGCGGATCTGATCCTTGAGTAGACTGGTCTTCTCTTTGAGGATACTGTTCATCTTAGAGAATACACCGATGTCGAGTAGATCCTCGATCACTTCACGTCTTGCACCCCCAGTCAACTGCATGAATGGGACAAAAGAACTTGATCCAAGAACAACAATCTGGTGGAAACTCTTGTGAGTCAACTTCAGAATGTTCTTCTCTA